TATTGCGGCTACAACAAACACTAGTATAACTGCTGTAAGCGGTACTACAGTTACCGTTGCTAGTACTACTAACTTAAACGTAGGACAGCCTATCCTAGTAGCTGGTGTGTCAGGCGGTATTCAAAACGGTCTATATAACGGTGTATGGTATATTGCGTCACTTAGCCCGTTTACACTGGCTACAACTTTACAAAACGCTTTATGGAATTTACCTTACACATTTGGTAGTGGATCTATGACAGGTACAGTTACAGTTACTAGCCAAATACCTACTTATATCTCACAAGGATTTGTAACATTTTCATTTTCCAGCCTTGGTAGTAGTATTGTGCCTTTTTATCCTGGTCAACAAATACAGATACAAGGTACTGGAACAGGTATTGCAGGTAGCGGAAGTTATAATCAGTACAACGGTACATGGATTGTTTGGACAGCTTCCAACACTACAGTTACTATCAGTACTGGTGTAACAGGTTCATTAAGTGCTAACGGTACTGTAACTTCATTGCCAAATGCTTGTCCAACATTGTTTATTAAAGCTCCACAGAGTAACGGACAAGTTTATTACTATCAAGTAAGCTATCCAGGTTATTTAGGAGCAAGTACTCCTACTCATACAGTAGGTCTTGCTGTTAATGGTACCGCAGGTTTAACTTATGTTGGTTCTGTTGCTACTGGTCAATCAGCTATTGGATACAGCGGCATTATTACAGCAGGTGCAGTACATCAAGTTGGTGCAGTAACTAATATTATAATTACCTTTGCAGGAACTGGCTATACTGCTCCTCCGCAAGTATTACTAAGTGGACCACAAGTTGCTGGTGGACGTCAAGCCATAGCAACAGCTACAGTTGCTAGCGGTAGCATAACTGCTATAAACATTGTTGATGCAGGATCTGGTTACTTATATCCACCAAGTGTAACATTTGTTGGACAGGGCGGTCAAACTGCCGTGGCCAGTGCTACAGCAGTTATTGGTAATCCTGGAGAAAAACCAATTGTATCTACACTAGTTCCTCAAGTGGCATTTGGTTCAGTCAGTGCTAATACCTATGTGCTAGACTTTGGACTGAACGGACATAATGTGGTATTTTTACAAACAGCGGCTTCAAGTACGTTCTACTTTGATAACTACGCACAAGGTTCTCCAAACGCAACTCCTTATAACAAAGGTTTTCCATTGGGACGCAGAATCATTCTTTATGTAAAGAATACTAGCGGTAGTGGTATTACACTAACATTTAGTAACTTGCAGGCAAACAACGCTGGTTCAACTGGTACTACTCCAACACTAGCGGCTAACAAAACACTGAAAGTAGAATTCATTGTGTTAAGTCAGGGTAGTTTGTTAAATCAAACTGGAGCAGGATATGCTGGTGGTAGTATACACGATGTATATGCTACAATGACAACAACCTAAACAACTATGCTTAAACAAAAACCCGCTAAGGCGGGTTTTTTGTTGACTAAAATTTTAATTTGTGCAGTTGTATAGTCACAAAAAAAGGATCTTTCGATCCTTTTCTTGTATAAGCGTCGTTGATTACGCTTGTGATTCAGTCCATGAAATACGACTGAAAATTGGGTTTGCATAACGTGTATCCAAGTTAGTTGCAAACACTGTGATAACGTCTGGACCGTCTGGGAATACACCGTCACCGCCAAATACGCTGTTACCTAAGTCTTTAACAACTGTCATATCAGCACTTGTTGAAGTGAAGAATGTACCACCTGAAGCGTTAGCGTAGAAAGCTAGGATAATATCACCACCAGTTACGATATCACTTGGGTTGTGATAGATAACTTGACTTAATGATCCTGAACCTACGCTGTTAGCTGTCCATAGTGCTGGAGTAAACGCAACACTTGCACAGTTATACTTAACTGTAATCAAGAATGGTCCAGCGTTGAATACGTCCATCTGGTACAACTTGGCTTGCATACGTAGAATAACGTCACGTACACCAAAGTTACGAGCAAAGCCGTTTGAACTACTTGGGCTTACACGCATACTAATCAATGGTGATGTTTGGTTAGGCTGTACAACCGCCGCTGTCTGACGTGGTGTTGTAAACACATATGAAATATCGCCGTCAAAACGTCCGTCCATAATAGCTGACACACCCCAGTGTTGTACGTTTGGTGCTAACAAGATGTTAGAATTCAAAGCGTTACTTAATGGATTACCAGTATTGTTATAGCTGTAGTGTTGGCTAGCTGTTGGGTTACCACGGTTAATCAAGAACACAGTTTGTGGTCCGCTTGTACCAGTAGACGCAATGTTAGTATATGCAGTTGTACCGCTGATACCAACAATCTTAACGTTTACATAGTTCCATGCTGGATGTGCCGCTATTGTACAACCAACAAACAACTGAGCCGCAATAGTTGCACTACCAATAGTAATTGCATTTGAACCTTGTGTTGTTGTAACACTGAATCCAGCACCGCTTGAGTTCACTGAACTTACTACTGAACTTTCACGATAGCAACCAATCAATTGATTAGCACCAATAACTACAGTTGGAGTACTAGTATAGCCATAACCTGCCGCTGTAACAATAACTTGTGTCACAGAACCGTTAACTACTACTGCACGAGCTTGAGCTCCTGCACCGCCACCACCAAAGATATTCACTGGTGGAGTACTGGTATAACCAACACCGCCTGATACCACTGGAATACTTGTTACACCGCCACCACTAACTACAATAGTACCTGTTTGAGCAACTGCTGTTAGACCTGCAAGTCCAGTTGCCCATGGAGCACTAGTACTCTGTGGAGCGAATGGAACTGAAATATTTTGGTTAACTGCATCTGGGTTACCAGTAAGTTTTTGTGTTGTTTGAGCTGCCACACCTGTGTAGAAGAACAATTCGCCGTCGATAATTACTTCGCCGTTGAACATCTGTCCTTTATCACCAGTACTGCTTGGCATAAAGTAACGACTTGCATCATACAAGCTGATAGTACCTGCACTTGGGCTTGCACTCATTGTGTAACCAGTTGAAGGAATATCAACAGTAATTGGGCTACGTGCTGGAGCATTAACTGCTTCAAAACGGCCTGGCAAGTTACCTGAGCGTTGGAACGCTAGATATTCACGGTTACCGTGTTGTACCTTGTGAGCGTACACGATATCACCGTTAACCATTCTAACTCCCCAACGGATAAATCCTGCACCGTACCATGTGTAGTCGATGTAGATCATCTGGATCTTAGTGTGATCCATGTTAAATCCTGTTGGTCCTGTGCCGTCCATAGTATCCAAGTTGAACTGGAACTGTGGAGTACGTAGCTCACGTACCATGTATTTCTTAACTGCAATATCTTCAGCAAACATCTTAGTAGTACCATATGTGCTGATAACAGTTGAACCTGTTGTTGTACCAGCTGTTTGATACTGTATTGTTGAACCGTCAGATGCAATGTTGATGATTGGCCACATACCGTTTGCGTTGGTTTGTGTAGCACCTACTACAAATATACGTGATCCAAATACCAAGTTAGTAGCACTAGAAACTGTACCACTTAAACCCTGTGTAGTTACAAATGGTGTAAACAATGTGATTACGTTTGTACTTGTGTTGATACCAGTTACAAATGTATTCTGTTGAACGTTTGTACCAGTAACAAAACTACCAATTTGAATACCAGCAACGGTGTTCATCGTTAGTGTAGTTGCACCAGAACTTGCACTTGAACCGCCAGTAGCAATAGTCAATGCATACAATGTTGTGTTAGCTTGGAATGCCAAACTACCAGTAACGTTAGTAGTAATTGGAGTGTTTAGAATAACACCAACACCACCAACTGCTAGACCAGCAACCACACAGTTACCTGGAACACCAGAACCAGTAATAGTCATACCTGGAGCAATACCGTATGTAGTATTTAGGCCAATAACCTGTGTACTTGTTGTATACAAAGCGGCTGATTGATAACCTGGAACTGAACCAATAATCAATGTGCTTGCAGTAGTTGTAAGAATCACCGCCTGGTTAATGTACAAGTTAATTGTCAAGTTAGCACCGTTGTTACCAGCTGTGTTGGTAAATGATGAAACCTGTGTACCGTTGGCAATAATACCTTGTGCCATTGAACCGCCAGTTGCTACAATGTTCATACCACTTGCTGGACTGTTATAGAATGCAACAACAATGTTAGCTGTAGTAGCTGTTGTAATACCCTGTGTTAGTGGAACAACTGTTGAGCCTGAAACATAAGTTGAAGCAACAAATGTGTTAGCTGGCAAATAACCTGCACCAGTAATAACAACTAGTTGTCCTGGTTGGATACTTGTAGCACTAGCCACTGTGATAGTTGTGCTGTTAACAGCAGTAACTGATGGAATTGAAGTAGCAACGATCTGTGGAATAGTACCTTGTAACTGATATGCACCTGTTACACCTACACCGCCTGAGCCAGCTGTACCACTACCTACTAGTGAAGTAAATGTAATACTTGTTGCTGTTGCTGTAGTCTTCATCTGTACTGTTGCAGTATTTGTGCTAGAACCAGAAGTAATATATGCAAATGGCAAGCCTGCTGTACCTGATGCCAACGCTGGAGTAGCCGCACGATATGCTGGAGTAATGTTCAACACGTTATCGTTAACCACCTGGTTGACTTCATAAGTTTGTCCACGGATAATAACTTTATCGCCTGCTTGTACTTGTTTTGTATACTGTGAACCAGTACCAATAACAATAGTACTACCAGTCAACACGTTGATTGAACCACGCATGATAGTTGTACCGTTACGACGAACAGCGTTCAAGAATGAACCATCATATTCGTAGAAGAAACCGTTTTGATCATCAAATAGTCCAAATCTAATGCATGAACCTGTTGCATAACCAACTTCAACTGAACCAATACCAACGCCTGGGTTGGTATCTGTTGGGCTACCGCTCAACTGTACACCAAAGCTACGTGCTGTTAGTACTACTTGTGGGCTTACACTATATGTGTTGTTATAGAAACCCATATCGGCAACTGCACTGGCGCCTGCCGCTGTAATGTTACGCAAGTTAACAATCGCACCGTATTGTAAACCATGGTCTTGATCTGTTGTAATTGTTGCAATGTTACCAGATACAGTAATACTAGCAATATCAAAGTTTGGTTTGAATGTTGCACTAGTTGAGAACTGAATTCCCTTACCAGCTTGGTAACGGAAATAACGACGTGTTTGACGCAATGCTTGAGCACCCGCCACTGGGTTACCAGAGAAAATACCGATACCGCCGTCACCTGAACGTTGGATTTGGAATGATTCTGGACGAGCATATACTACTGTAGTGTTCTGCAACACGTTTGCACTTGGCTGGCTAGTTGGAACACCGGCTGGCACGTTATATGTGAAAGTGTATGGGCTTGGTACACTTTGAATGTACTGTGGACCGTTACCGTTAGTGATAGCAGTTTGTAAACCACCTACGTAGATAGGAGCACCTGGTACAAAGTTATGGTTACTATAAGTAGTAATTGTGATTGTACGACCGTCTGAGCCAGTTGTTATTGCGCTGATAGGCACAATACTTCCAATGCCGTAACCTGCCGCATAGTATCCGCCAACGAATGCAGTAGTTTGTGCTTTTTGCAATTGGTTTGCGTTGAACTGCTGGTTAATTTTTGGAAAATATGAAAATGCACCTTGGATCTGACTAACAAATGCCGCTACAAATGATCCGTCGCAATATGGTTCGTTTTGTGTTTCAGCAATTAGAATTGGTGTACCTGGTGTTAAGTTAACACCGGCTGCTGTGATGTTGTTAGATACTTGGAATGCCGCATAGCTTGGGTTAGCCGCTGTACCTGGTAGAGCACCAATTGTAATGCTTTGTACTGTATAGCTACCAGTTGTACCTGTTACAGGGAATGTAAACTGTGATGTGCTTGAACTTGCAATAGCGTAACGGAAGTTACTGAACTGAGTGCTTGTACCGTTGGCGTCCACAATGTACACATATGAACCAGCATATGGAGCACTAGATAATGAAAGTCCAGTTACAGTACCAACGTTAGCGTTGATGCTGACTGCATAGTTAAGTAGTGTGAATCCAGCTCCACCGTAGTTGATTGATAGAACTGAGTTACTGGTGCTGGTATAGATACTAGCATGCCAGTTTTGTGTTTGGAAGAATTCCCACTTGGTTGGTTGGAATGAGTATTCAAAGTCAGTATCAATCAAACTTTGTGGTAGTGTTACACGTAGTTTGTTTGTAGGATCTTGAAGAGCTTCTGCTGGAGTAAATGTTTCCACATACTCGTCAATCATGATCTGTAGTTTATCAGTTGCATTAAACGCCGCTGTATTGGTGTTGAAGCCTAATACAATAGTTGTTGTTCCTGCACTTGCACCCCATGACACTTGACCTGCTACTGCTGTATAGCTAGTAGCTTTCAATGTTGTGTCTGAAAAGTTATATAATACGGTATTGTTGGTGACGTCAGTGATCAGAATCAATCTTTCTCTTGGTATGTATCGTGGAATTACGATAGTGGCGGTCGAAGGAGTGAATGTGTATGCTGTGTCAACTAATATTTTTCTTGCCATTTTGTTATTTCTCCAATATTTAGGCTTAAGTTCCTGTTGCTATATCTAGTGCAGTGAAAGGATAAGTGGTGTAAACTGGGTTAGTTACGTTACCTATCATTACTATTGCACTAATTATATCTCCATACTGCGGTGGACTTGTAAAAACAACTTGTCCAGCGGTTACTGTGTAATCGCCGTATCGTGTCAATGTGTTCCACACTGGTCTACTATTATTTAGCCAAGGTTGCTGATATACCCCATTTTTATGCACTAAAAGCTGAACAGGGTAAGTTACGCTTACCGCATTTCCGTTGTTTGTAGGGCTAAAAACAGTGGTTCCGCCGTTTATTGTGTAATTGGCGTCAGCGCCTCGATTCCAACTGTCTAACTGTGTGATGTTTGGTAAACTGCTACTAATGTTTGACCATGTAGGTGCTATAGTACCTGTTACTGTACCTGCACCCAATGTAAATCCTGTATTACCTAAATTGCTACCCGATGTGGTATATGTTACTGTAGTAGTTGAGCTAGCTGTAACGGTAAAGCTACCATTATAGCCTACTGGTGTTAGACCGGCTACGTTGATAGCTGATCCTACGCTGAACAACACATATCCAATGCTGGCAAATGTTAAAGTAGCTGTAGTTCCTGAACTGGCTACACCAGTTACTGCTATTGATTTGCTGGCGCCGTTGGTAATCAATACTTGCCCGGCTGTGCCAGCACTACCACCCATGCGCAATGCGCCTGTCATGTTAACATCGCCGCCAACATCCAACTGATATGTTGGAGTCATGTTGTTGACACCAGTTTTACCTGTTGATGAAATTGTGACTGAATCTAATGCATTTGTTGCCGCATTTACTTGTAAGCGAATTGCGTTGGCACTATAAGTTCCAATTGCTAGATCGGTAGTAGCAGATGCTAAAACGCTATATCCGGCGGCATTTAGTGAACCAATACCATATGCTGTACTGTTATAGGTTGTAGAGTTGATACCTAATTCTACATAGTTAGCACTTGCGGTACCAGCATTGTTATAGGCAACAATGTTTGCACTTGCATTATTACCAGCATTGGCATTTTGAATTGTAATCTGATTGTAATTATTGGTGTTGGATACAAAACTGGCTAAAATATTAACATCGTTAAATGTCTGTGTACCAACAGTGATAGCACCTTGATTGCTTAAACTACCTGTTCCAACACTAACTGATAAACTTGTCAGTGTTCCAACACTGGTCAAACTTGAGTTTAATACTGTTGAATTTAATGTTGCGCCAGTTAGTGTACCAGCTGCCGCTGTAATTGTACTTGTTCCACCCAATGTTAATGTTGAACCGTTAACAGTAATTGTGCTGTTGGCCAACATTGAATTGCTAACGCCACCACCAGCCAATGCTGATTGAATATTAGCAGTAGTTGCGTACTTGTTGGTTGTTCCTTGAGAAATTTGATCTGTAGTTAGAACAATAACACCAGTTTGATTATTAACACTTGTAATTGATTGAACAAAAGTAAAAACACCGTTAGCACTATTATAAGTCAAAGAATTGCTAGGATCACTAACACTCAATTGATTTAGAACATTTGACGATGTCAAATAGTTAACGTCGTTAATAAATGCTGATATGTTAGTAGGCTGTGTATAACTAAACACACCTGTACTGCTGTTATAGTTGATACTACCAGTAGCACTAACTGAACTTCTTGCACGAGACTGTGTAAAATACTGATTGCTACCTTCTGATACACTAGTAGTAGTCAAACTAGGTGTATAGTTGGCCACTGCTGTGGTTACAAACGCTGTTGTAGCCACCTGTGTTGTATTTGTGCCGGCTGTAGCTGTAGGAGCTGTAGGTGTTCCTGTAAATGCTGGACTTGCCAAAGGTGCTTGAGCAAAACCACCAACCGTTGTACCATCGTGTACTACTAGGCTGTTAGTAGTTGTGTTGACAATGACCTCGCCGACTGCACCAGTAAAGGTAGCATTGTCTGCTGTGGTTCCTCTGCGTAATTGTAATGTGGTTTTTGCCATCTTATTTTCCTAAAAATTTTAATCGCCCAACATGCTGTGCATGGTAAAACGTGGAACACCGTTGTTGTTACTTGTAGTTTGTACTTTGTAATACAAATAGATGTAGTTTACACCGCCCTGTATTCCTGTCGAGACGTTGTTACTAGTACCGTCTACACCGCAGAATAATACTTGTCCGTCATCTGTAATGAATCCTGACAAATCATTACCTGGTACGCCAAAGCCCATAATGGTTGTTATTCTCACGTTGCTAGGCATACGTGCTGGCCAGTAGTGATACCATCCACCTGTTTCTGGATCTTGTGTTTGATCGTTGCTAGATACTGCGGCAGCTTGTGAGCTATATCCTAAACTCAAACTACCATAACTGTTGGTTCCCTGACCCCATACGCGACCGCTTTCATCCAACATCATAATAGTAAATTGGCTGGTGGAAGTTGCGCCTTGATTACCCTGTTCATTGTTAGTAATAGTCACTACGTTGCGCGGACCACGAATCAATGCCCATGGACCAGTAGCGCCTTGAGCGTTAGTACTGTAGTTGCTTGACTGTGGAGAAATAGTATTTCTTCTGTTGTCGCCCATACCGTAGGTTAATCCTGTGTCTTTTTCACGGATGAACACATTGTTTGAATAAGCATCGCCTAGAATCCATACATTTTCTACCTGTTTAATATTATAGTTGGTAGTTTGATACTTAGTGAATCTATTTAGATAGTTACCTGCGCCATTGGTTACCTGCGCCGCAACTGAATACATAGGAGTTAATGGGCTCATCGCTTGAGGTATTGCACCAGCACCAAATAAACTGCCGTCGTTAGTTAGTATTAGTACCCAACGGTTGTTGGCTCCAGTATAATGAGCAAATGTCATCTTTTTAATGCCGCCAAATTTCTTAAAGTCAAATGGCACACGAGTAGGTATATCTCTATAGTTGTTGGTACTAACTTGCCCACCCATACCTAATTCGCCTGACCAATCTGATCCCCAACCCCATAGGTCACCGTCTTCATCTATGGCTAATACTGATCCTGTATCACCACCAAATGCAATAAAGTCAACAATCTTTTTGTTATCAAAAAATACGCCTGGAATTCTGATAGGCTGTGTTTGGTTTACATAAGAACCAGTGATAGTAGTGTTAGTTGTTGTTGCACCTAACCCTAGTTGTCCTGATTGGTTGTATCCCCATGCCCACATACTGCCATCGCTACCCAGTGCATACCATGACAACTGTAACGAACTTTGTAGACCTGATCCTGAAGAATCAACTTTAACAATCTTAGTTTGATTAAAACTGCGAGGTAGTGTGTCGCCTAACCAACCAGTTGTACCTACGTTGGTTACTCGGGTAGTGTTGTTGTATTGGCTAGTACCTGAATTGCCTGCTTGGCCCGATGCATTGTTATATCCTGAAAAATAAACTTCACCATTGTTAAATACCCAGCATGACTGGTTAAATGTTCTTACCCATTGAATGCATCTTGGAGGCAATCCATCTGGTGTAGGTAACCATGTGTTTGGTAATGCGCCTAGTCCTAAACTAGAAGCATTATCAGTAGAACGTAACCAATCTACAAATGTAAATGTAGCAGGTTGCCAACTATTTGTGTAATCTCTAATGCCTCGACCTACAGCGTTAAGGGACACACTAGACCAGCCGTTACTATAAGGAACACCGTCTGCTCCAATCCAATTTATAGTATTACCATCTGAAACTTGTGTATTTGGATAGTCACCATTGTTACGAGTCCAACCTAAAGGTTGATGGTTAGCAAAAACTGTGGCATACAAACGTCTAGAATCTCTGCTAGGGCTTTGAAATACTCTTACCCAATAGGTAGGATCTTCTGGATGTGTGTTACGTACAGGAGCAAAGTTAAAAAATACTGTAGGCGCTGTTTGATAGCCAATACCTGGGCTTGTTATTACCACACCGGTAACTGCACCTGTTGGTGATATAGTGGCATATCCTTGAGCGCCAAAACTGCCTCTCAAGCTGTCAAATCCAAATGTTACCAGTGGAGCTTGACTGTAACCAGTACCTCCGTTAGTTATGATTACGTTAACAATACTGCCTTGGCCGTTGATAACTGCTGTTGCTGTTGCGCCTTGGCCTGGCATACCAGTATACATATAAAGATCGCCACCGTAACGCACTATGTCGCCATACACATAAACTCTGTGAGGCGCCCAACCACGTTTGAACTGATTACCACGTACAATCAAACGGAAATATTGTGTTTCTAGATCAGGACGCTTGTCTACAAAATAAATTTCAGGAGTTCCAGTGTAAGAGGATTGTGTATTAACATCCTTTTCCATGGCAATTTTCCACTCGTCTTGAACGTCTTGCAAGCAAACATAAGCGGCATTGTTATATTGTACTATATCGTTCTTTTTGTACAGTGTAGATGATTGCCATTGGCCTCTGTAGCTAAATTTGAATTGAGAAACGGTTAATCCCATGATGTTGTCCTGTTAAAATCCTAGATTACTTAGGTAATCGTCGTGTTCTTTTTTAAGTGCTGTTAGTGTATCTATAGTATATTTATCGCCAACTGCTAAGTTGGTTAATACTGTAAATAGATCCATGGTCAGCTTGCTTTTAATATCTTGTAATTCTTCTCTTACTACCCATAGTTTGTCTTTTACTGAATCAAGGTAGGCTTTGTCTGCTGGATCAGTGACATCGTATATTTTCATTTGAAATTTTTCATCGTTGTCAGCTGGTATTACCACAGCAGTATCAAAACTATAAAACTCCTTGTCGTCCACAGTGCCAAGCAATTTATAACTGACTTTAGGAATAAATCCGTCAAGATGTTCAGCATCTTGAAAGCCAGTTAAATCTCCAGTAATGTGACTAAGAATTTTTCTCATGTTACCTTGCATATTGTATGTTAGTTGGCATGAATACGCCTAGGCCTTGTGTGCCGCCGCTAACGTTCAATAGGAATCCTGTAAAAGACATACTATCTGCTGTAGTTACAGCCACGTTACCGTTGCCTTCGCCCCAAGCAAATACTTGGCCACTATCAGCTATAGCAAACATGGCATGTGGATAACTTTGATCAGTGTTGCCCCAACCGCTAGGCATAAGTTGTACTAGCTTGGTTCCAGGTGGAACATAAGTTGATACTGGATAGTATGTGCTACCACTTTCGTCAACTGGATTAGATGTACCGCCAGGAACGCCAGGGTTGCCTAGTTCGCCATAGTAATTATAGCCTTGGCTGAATACTTTGCCGGAAGCAGTTAAAAATGTAATGGTTCTGTAAGCGCCTGAACTGGCAAGATGTATAAACACATCTACCACGTTTACAATTCCTTGACTGCTACCTAATGTTAATGCTAGAGGATTATTTGTTGATGTTATCAACTGTCCAGTAGCAGGTGTAGTAGCACTGCTATAACCCAGTGTGTTATTTCCAGAAGTTAAAGTAGAACTAGCGCCACAGATATAAGTTTGGCCGTTTACAGCTCTTACAACGTTTTGTACAAACGCAGAGTTATCACTACTCCATAATAGCCAAAAGTTTGTGATAGAACCGTTGATACCAATTGTTGATTTAGTTAATTGTGTTCTGGTAGAAGCAATAGCATTACCAGAAGCTCCGTATGCATCTGCACCAGTTTGCCACAAGAAACCTTGACCATCTAGTAACATAAACGTAGCATTAGAACCTACGTTGGCTGCTTGCCATTTGGTAATACCAAGACTAGTAGTCGGTGTCCAGTTTGTCATTTGTGTTGGACGATATCTAGTGTTAGTATCGTTAGTACCCAATTGGCTTGCGGCATTATAGCCCCATGCATACAAGTTGTTCTGAGCTGTACGTGCATAACTAACGCCTGAACCTGCTGGGCCCATTGCCAATATGTCTATCACACGCTCGTTATTGAAATATGTACGTGGCAAACGTTGTGCGGTCCACATATCACTTGTGGTACCTAATCCCAATTGACCTACGTTGTTTGCACCCCAAGTCCATACGTTACCTTGATCATCTAATGCTAATACATGGTGTGCATCACTAGCTGGGCCATAAGGAGCTGAAATTTTAATAATTTTTACATCGTTAAGACCAATTACACGCTTAGGCATACCAATATTAGTGTTATCACCTGTACCCAAGTATCCTTGTGAATTGTTTCCGTTGCCCCAAACTTCACCGTTATTAAACAAATAGTGAGCCCACTGATATCCAGCTTCGATTTGGATGCAACGTGGCGGCATACCATCTGGGGTAACTAGACGGCCTGGACCGCCATTATCACGACTGTTCCACCAATCAGCATGATTGAATGTTATTTCTTGCGGGAAACTAATTTGTATAGGAGCAGTACCGTTACCGCCGTTAGCTGTGTTATTTAATCCGTTATTATAAGTATCGCCAGTGCCGTGTTGATACACGCGACCAGAACGACTGATCCACTTCATACTTTTACTATGATTACCGTTACCGCTGTTTCCGTGTGGATAAGGCCAGTTGATTGGTCCTTTGTTCATAAACCAGCCCACACTATTGTGTTCTGTTCTACGATCTCCGTTAACCAATAGCATCCAGTTATGCCCAGCACTGCCAGTTATAGGATTAGTTGGGAATGATCCAATTGAATCTGCAAGAGCTAGATAAGTTGCTCCTTGATATTCTACTATATCGTTATAGTAGTACTGTGTAATTGCATTATAGGCTCCTTGGAATCTATAGCCAGAAGTCAACTGATCCCAATACTGATATCCTCTAAATGACGGAGTCACAGTAATTGCTGGTTTAGGAGTTAAAGCGGCTCCGCCATATCCTGTATCAGTAGCTGAGAAATAATATAAAGTACCAACCAAAGAGCTAGGTAAAATTACATCTAATACACCATCAATGCCAGGAGTTCCATTATATTGATATGTATAAGTTGTAGAACTAGTGCTTAGTTCTACACCGTTAGTTCCAAAATAACCATCTGCTGTAGTTGATAAAGCAAATCTGTGTGTAAGATTGCTGTTATCTTTCTGATAAAATCTATAGTGAACGTTAGCATATAATGTTAAACTTGGGTAAGCTCTACCGTCTATAAAAAAGTAGTTAACGTTACTGACGGTTCCTACAGTTACATAAAACACGTTGATTTCATTTGCATCCACTGTTTTTGACAAAACATTTGAACGATCTCTTTTACCTGGGCTAAATTCAGTGCTTGTGCCAACACCGTGACCTTGGGTACAAATCCAAACAGCGCCGTTGTATGCCACAATATCGTTGGGCAAATAGCTGTTGCTAGGACTCCAAGTACCTCTCCAAAGTTGTTTAATTTTTCCTAAATCTAATGTTGACATTTTTATTTTCCTTAATCAGTCAGTGGTATAGTCATGGATTCTGCGTTGGCAAAGTTACTAGCATAGGTAGTGTACACTTGTCCGAACACGTTTACAGTAGTACCAGTTGCCGCACTGGCTGCCGATCCAGACAACATCAATCTTCCATCTTTATTAACCCATACTAACCATTTGTATGCATCGCCTGGGCCTGCATATCCCATGCAATTATCCATGTAGCCCTGCATGCCTGGAGCACTACGCAGTGGCTGCCATGCAAATGAGTTTACAATTTCAATACCGTTGGCATCACTACCATTGGTACCGCCAAATGATGCTACGTTGGGTGCAGTTGATATTGCGCCGTATGATGCGTTTGGACCACTTCCGCTAAATCCAGTACTACATTGTCCGTAAAAATTATTACCTATACTAAAACTCATACCGTTGTCTAGTACTATGGTTGCTGAAACATAACTGTTCCAAGCACTAAACGCCAGTTGTTTTACGTTTGTAAGATTATAAAAACTTCCAGCAATATTAATTTTGCTAACTGTTGCTGTGCTGTTATTTGAAGTTACTAGACCAGTAGCTCCTAATTGTCCTTGTCCGTTATATCCGCAAGTATAGCAAAGTCCTGTATTTTTATCACGTTGCATCATTGTAGTATAAGAACCGCCTGATCCGTATAACCACATGTCAACGCATGCACTGTTGGCCACAGTACCTGGGCCGCTACCTACTGGAGACCATTGAGGATTAGCTACAGTACCACTTCCTGCCCAGCCACTTGCATTGTTACCTGCTATGTAAACTTGACCTGTACTGGTTAAAACAGCCGAGCAAGCATTTGTGGCTGCACTACCGGTAAAGTTGTCTGACACTTGTATTTTTACTATGGAACCTACTGCACCACCACCAAACGGTGTGCTTGGAGCACCGGCTGTTGTAACTTGCACTGGTTGGAATCTGTTGGTTGTATCATTTAATCCTAATTGTCCACTTCCATTTGCGCCCCACGCCCACAAGTTGCCGTCCGCGGTTACAGCAAAACTCCAACCGTTAGTAGAAGCTCCACATGCCCAAATAGCTACAACCGATTGTCCTGGTCCAACACCGCCCACTGCAAATGCTGTTCTTGGCAACTGTTGTGGTATGCTATAGTTGGTTGTATTATTTGTTCCTGTAATGAAACCCACGCCCAACTGTCCGTTGTTGTTTGATCCCCATACCCACACGTTACCGTTCTCGTCAATTGCCATGCAATGACGTCTGCTATCAGCAAATCCGCAACCACCGCTCATACTGATACGTTTGATACGCACATTGCTAAACGCATGTCCAGCAGTTAAAATAGTACCAGTAGAATAAGTAGTTCCAGTTGCAGTTGTGTTAGCATTGACACTAACTAAAGATCCGCCTACACGCACTGGATATGCTCTATTATTAGTAGATGCGTCTCCGTTTTCACCGCCTGTAGCACTGCCCCATGCAAATACTTCACCCGAATTCATTAATACTAGATTACCGTCATAACTTTTTTCCCACTGTATTACACGAGGTAAATTGTTATCTGGTGTTGAATGTACACCGTTTCCGCTATTACTAGCTGAACGCCAGTAATCATAGAATGGAAATGATAATGCAGTTAATGCAAAAGCACTAGCACCGCTAGTTGCTTGTCCGCCTTGTGGAACACCTACGCTTCCGTTAACATCTAATCCCCATGACATAGCTTGACCATTGTAAGCTACGTATCCAAAACTAGGACTATCTGTAGTATTTTTAGTTGAACCATTATAATAGTTAGGACTGTTATCAAATGCAATGCCCCTGTTAGGCTGTACTAGTACTTGATAATTGTTGTTACCATACACACCAAGATTATAACCGCCCTGTGTACTGCTTGGTGCAATTTGTGTACCCAACAATCCTCTACGTGTTACAGGAGTCCAATAAGCTGAATCTATAGGAGTGATAACTGGAGATGTTAAACTGGCAGTATGTGCTTGAATACAATAATATGCCTGTGTTACGGTTCTGCTTAAACTATAGTTACCAGCAATACTAGTCGGTACTGTTAACAAACTTGTAGGAGTAGCATAAACTACTGTGTCTCCTACGGAATAAGTTTGTCCGTTTGTCCATGTACCGTTGTTATTGAATAATTGTGTAAATGAAGTCCAGTATGCACTTCCTACTGCTGGAACTCCTGGTGCAACTGTTGTGTAAGTCAAATTGTTGGTAGGAGTAACTACTAACGAACTTAGTGTATAAACACCAGTTCCATTACCAGCGGCTGCCGCTGTAATGGTAGTAACGTTAGATGTGCTTGAAACTGTTCCTAAACTTCCGCTTTGCATGCTAAGTGTTGTAGTATTAGCATACGTCACTGTAGTAGAAGTACTAGTCAATACTACAAATGTTCCGTTGTAGCCTAATGGAGTAATACCTTGCACAACAATGGTAGAACCGCTAGCAAATGGAGTGCCTGTTGATTGAATTGGAAATGTTAGTGTAGCAACTGAACCAGTGCCAGTTGCATTGGTTACAACTAACGGTGTTGTAGAACCTGCTATTACCTGGCCTACTGCTAAAGATCCGTATGCAACAAAAGATGTGCCTGTAATCAGTGCAGATCCTGAACTTACTGATCCAAATGTATAAGCTGTAAATGTTATGTAAGTGCCTGCTATAGCATTGGCGTAACTTGTTGATAGAGTTAATGTTGTTGCAGAAAGTACGTTACCAACAAAATATGTAGTTGCTGTTAACCCGCCACCAGCGTTTCCACTTACAACAAATCTGTTACCAGTTTGCAACCCTGCTGTACTGGCTACTGTTACAGTAGTTCCAGCTGATGTAGAAATAATGCTAGTTCCAGTCGATAGTGTGATTGGATTTAGTGATGTTACTGTTAGGGTATAGTTAGTTTGACTACCTACAAACGATGCAGTTTGTGTTGGCTGTGTACATACCCATTGTTGTTGACGATATGTCACAATATCGTTTGCAACATAGGCAGTAGACGGATTGAAATCACCTCTCCAATCCAGTCTTAATTTTCCTAAATTTATTGTTTGTGCCATGCTATTATCCTAATTAGTATGTGAGTTGTAAGTTACCAGTCGCGTTATTTATTAACAAGTTTGTTCCACGAGACACCATTGCATAATCAACATACGATGATGCATCTACTAGAGATGCGGTACCTCCAGCATCATTAACCCATATCAAGTTGCCGTTTACATCCACTGCTAGTGAATGTACGTTTTCTCTAGTACCTTGATCCACATAGTCTTTATTAGCCAATACTGCATAAGACTGTGTTTGAATTTGAGCATTAGTGTAGTTGTAGTTAGTTAAACTATTAAATTGTACCGCTCCCACTCCGTCTGGTGCAAATACAATGTCTGAACCAGTGCCCGGTGAACTACTGATAATGTTATTTTGAATATAAACCTTACCAGCTGTCAACACGTTAACTTGTAAATTGTTACTACCAGAACCTAACTGGCTACTGATGTATGTTCTGATTGCTTTTTGTGTTGGTACTATGGCATCGCTGTTTGCACTTAGTGTTCCGTCTGTTGAGAACTGGCTTACAAATGCTCCAGTTGTACCCAACTGCAAACTGTTCAAACCTGCCAAATTAAACGCACTTACGTTCAATGTAGCTTGTCCAGTTGCTTGGTTAATCTTAAACAAATCACCAACGCTAAAGTTACCGTCTTGGTCAGTACTGGTGTAGAACACACGACCATTATTTTGTCCCAAGTGCTGATTAGCTGTAATATACGAAGCTGTGTTTACACTAGGATATGCTGTGCTGGCAAAGTTACCAGTACCAATAGCCAGATAATCATGTCCTGTCAAACGTATTTGACTGAATTTTTGGTATACTGTAGCAGTTGCGCCTTGTGTTAGTGGATTTGTAGTTGAAACTGATGAACCAACTGTTACATTACACTTACCAGTTCCTGCTGTATAGCTGTTAGTTGATACAACTAGGAACGGAGCTGCCTGACCGCTGATAATAATAATGCTTCCAACACGCGGTGCTTGACTGAATCCTAAGAAATTCAATACATTTCCAGTTTGTGCAATATTTGCATAACCTGTAGCATCTGATATACTTGTAGCTAGACCAACTTGGTTGAATACAATATATCCAGCTCCTCTGTTTGTATACGTTACACTACTAATTGCTCCACTTAGAATTTGTGGAGTAAATGTTGCACCAGAACCTTGTGGGTCTGTGACTGTAAATGTTGGAGTACCGGTATAACCAGCACCACCATTAAGAATATAAACACCTGCAAAAGTAAATGTACTTGGATCAATATTAGCTCTTACCACAGCTTGAGTGCTATATCCACCACCGACTATAGTAACTTCAGGAAGAATAGTATACTGACTAGAAGCATCTAGTGCTGTAACAATGCCAGCGCCAGTTACTAGTGTTTCCCATCCTTGCGCACCAGCAGTTGTTTGAACATACACTACTTTAGTGGTGCCGCTTGGAGTATCTACCAAATAGCTATTGGCAATAATACCTGTTTGCCCTGCACCTGTACCACTAACGATAGTGATACGCATGCCTTGATATTGATTATTTGCTGTTGCTTTGTCTGTTGCGGCTAGTGCAAACCACACACCGCTTGAACTTGTTCCGCCGTTACGTCCTGTACCAGCAACAAATTGATATCCAGAACCTGGACTTGTTACAACCACGTGGCTAAGTGCATTGCTAGTAATAACACCTGATACACTGGCATTGGTACCGTTTGTAGGAGCCGAGTCTAAACTGATTGTTGGATTTGTGTAGGCTTGTCCACAGTAGTTCCAATAGATAGCTAGAATTTGTCCATTACCTACTAGAATGTTTCCAATTTGTGCGCTGTTGGCCAAGTTGTTAACTGTACCTGGGTATCCAACATCGGTTGGATCTGTGTCGGCAGCAACATCACCATAAGTACCATAACTGTTATTACCGTTAGTAGCACGTAGTACACCACCTGACTGGCAAAGATAACCAATGTAAGCATAATAAGTGAACACGCTAACTGCTTCGCAACGGCCGCCATTAAGACACATGATACCGATACCGTCATCGATGACTTGTGTGAAATCGTTACATACCATAGAAATAGTACCAGTACGATTTTGATCTAATCCGTTAATATATAATCCTACTGCCTTGCTTCCAAATGTTGAACAATTTTGAATATAAGGACTCTTGCTAGTGATAGATCCGTTTGGATCTAGTGCGCAATAAGCACCACTGGCTGTTGCACTAGGCCATGTACCAACTGTCAAACGTTGAATACCTGATCCGCCTGTTGTATCGCCTGCAAGATATGGAGTACCTGTAAATTGACCTGTCAATCCGCCCATTGTCATATTACGAAGTACGCAGGCTTGATTTAGCAAGAACATTCTTGAACGGTTATTTGGAGTAACCCCATCTGAACTTAGACCAGCGGCTGGCTGTACAATGGTTGTACGCAATTCGTCGCCTACTAAACTAACGTATGCTGGCACTGTGATTGGCAATAGTTCGCTGTATGTACCTGTTTTGATAAAAATAGTAACTGGCGAAGTACTAGTTGCTACACTGGCAGCTTGAATACAAGCGTAACGAATAGTTGCAAAAGGTCTATCTATTGTGCGACCATAACTAGTTCCGTCTGATCCCGATGTGGCGCTAACATAAAAAATGTTGCTGATATATCCATACTCGCCCCAACGCGGTTGCATTGTGGTATCGCCCTGTGTACGAGCTTTTAATACATAACCGTCTAATACTGCACTACCTGATTGTGTACCGTTGGCCATGTGTAGGCCAGTAACTGTACCATCGCTATAGCGATAGGCCAAGTCACCAATTTCAGTTAGTGTTGCACCAACACCGCCTTGACCAATAATTTGCCAATAAACTGAATTAGGAGGAGATACGTTACTGCTGATACCAGTAGCCACGTATGTAGAACTAGTATTAAGAACTACGTCACCTGGATAGTAAATGCCTGCCACAGTACCTGTACTTGAAGTATATGTACCAGGTGTGCTTGATATTTGATATTGAACTTGTGTATTTGAACCTGTACCTGAAACTACGAATACACCGTTATATGATCCTGTTGTACTAGATACACCAGTAACTACAATGTTAGTTCCTACAGTAAATGGTGTGCTAGATTGTGTAGCAAATGTCAAAGTAACTGTGCTACCACTGCGAGTTGCATTGGTAACAGTTAGTGCTTTTGCATAAGCACCGCGATGGTTGAAACCTTTTACAATTAATGACCAGTAAGCAGAATTAACGCCAGTTCCTTGAACATATGGTTGTTGATTTGTACAATCTTGTACGCAAACATAAGTCCAGCCACCAAATGTAACTACATGACCTGTTTTATAAGCAGTTGCTAAATTCCAATCACCTTGTTGGCTGTAGCCTGTTGTAACCACACTCCAATATGATACTGCTGTACTAGGAGTTTGATTTACGTTAACTGATATTGCGTTGTAAACATAACCGCCATAAGTAACTTGGTCACCAATTGCGTATGTTGTTGAACTATTCCAAGTGTTAACGTACTCTAAGCCTTGAACAAAAATTGTCCAGTTAGATAAGTCTGAACTAAAAGCAGAACTAGAAAGATTAGCTGTAGTACAAATATAAATGTCAGCACCATACTTAACTAAATCGTTAATATAATATTGTGTGCTGGCAGTCCATGTATTACGGAATTTAACACCTGGGCTATATAGTACCCAGTTGCTGATGTCACTTAACCAAGTACTGGCACTGGTATGTGCAGTTGTACAATAGTAAACGTTTCCGTTAACTGTGACAAGATCACCAGGATTAAACCCTGTGCTAGCGGACCAACCACCTGTAACAAAATTTGTACCACCGGCCATTTTTTGCCAGTTAGCTTGATCTGTTGCAAATGATGAACTGCTGGTGTATGCGTTGATACACATGTAGCTAACGCCACCAACAATGACCACGTCATCTTTGTAGTATGGTGTACTAGCCTGCCATGGGCCTTTCCATACAAATTTGATCCTACCTAGTTTGAATTCTGCCATTTTTTATTCCTCGATGTCTTATTTATTCATACTTAATGAACTAAATTAGCTTATGCTATGGTCCCCATATCTATTGCGTACAATGTACCTTCTATGTCACTTACTGTGCTAAGATTGCTGGCGTTAATATTTTCTAAAGGATTGCCAGTACCAATTATAGTACCAAACGAATAGCCGTTAGCCAAAATATGTGCTACCGGATTGGCAGCCGCTGTGCTACCAGTTAACAATGTTTCTGCTAGAACTTGTGTAGTTACTCCAAACGCATAGTTATATGGAACATCAACTCTTACACTAAGTACTCCGTTGGCGTCAACATAATAATATAAATCGTCTGGGCTCCATTTATACTGTTCAAAGTTAAGTCCAGAATAGTTAGGCATATGAGTTGTGCCGTCTACTCCTTCAAAGAAATCCACACCTTGCTCAAGATTGTCATAAAATCCAGTGGTGTTTAAGGTAGTTAAGTCTTCTAGGCTAACTGGATCAGGATCTGAGTCTAGATTAATCTTGGTAACTTTTAAGAAACCATCAGCTGTTCTATTCATGCCATAGAAGTATCTAGCAGTCTGATTAAAGAACTCTTCTGGTGTTTGACCTAGATAAAAATTATTTGCCATATACTATCCTTAACTTATACTCACGTAACTGACAACAGCATCTATACTGTTATTGGCATTAGAATTGATTAATACTGCATTGTTGCCTGCAAGAATCAATTTTTCACTGTTGGTTATTAATTTCAAACTGCTTTGTGGTGCCATCATAATATTTTTAGCAATAAATGCTTGACTGATCACATTGCTAGTATTGTTTGTACCATCCCCGTTGGCACCATAGGTGAATAATTGAACACTGATCTGTACCATAGCGTTAGTAGTATTGGCTAAGTTTAAGCCAATAACTGTGTATGATCCAACGTTGTTGGTAGACAGCACAGCAACTGGTGTTATTCCTATATTTTGAGAGATACTGTTTAAGAATTGCGTTGCCATGTTTTATCCAAATATTAATGCCGCTGTGATGCTTAAATTTTGTACTTGTGTCAAAGTTAATCCACCACTGGTAGTTCCTGCAGGTTGCCATGCGGCTGTTGCTGTATTGTAGTTTTCTAAATATTGTAAATCTGTATTGTATCTAATCATACCAGCAGTTCCAACTGGACGCTGTAGAGTTGTTCCGCTAGGAATAACAACACCATTTGTACCTTGTAGCACTACATAGCCAGTACCTGATTCTGTAAACACAGTGTTAGAATTGGCCACTGTGTTTGTTATTGTGTTGTTATAAATTCTAAAATTACCTAGAAAAACACCACCAGCTCCGCTAGTTGTTAGATTAATATCTGTATCTGCACTAGCAGTTGTAATTGTGTTTCCGCTTAGAACCAAATTGCCCACATTTAATGTAGTAGCGTTCAAAGTAGGCAATGTTAATGCATTACTGATGTTTAGTGTGTTGGCATACAAACTATTCCACTGTAGTGCATTGCTACCTAAGTTATAAGTGTTAGTTGCGCTGGGAATAATATCACTGTTTACTTCACCAGTAAAAGTAATAGTGTCAGTTGTTTGATTACCTAGGCTGATATTACCATCAGCTGTAATGGTGCCAGTGGCATGCAAATTACCATTAATCAGTGTATTACTATTGATAATAGTAGTACCTGTACCTGTTGGGGTTATATTAATGTTGGTATTTGTACCAGTAGCACTGATTGTGCTTCCTGCAATGCTAAACTGACCAACTGTGATAGTTCCTTGGTAAACTACACCGTTACCATTATTTGGAACAAGATTGATTGTATTGCTTGTGCTGGCAATAGTGCTGCCAGATATAGTAAACGAAGCCAATTGGGCCTGTGTGTTTACTGTTAAATTTGTTGTTCTTGTAGTTCCGACTACTTGTAGGTCATTGGAAGGCGTTGTTGTATTAATGCCCACGCGGCTGTTTACAACATCTAGATAAAGTAAGTTCGTCTCAAAAGCTAAATTTACTCCGTTGCGAAGCAAATTATCTTTTAAGAGCGGACCCGAAATTCGACCAACAGCCATTTACGCTCCTTTGACCCCGTGTTTCACGGTTAACCACTTTTTCAGCTGGACGCTCTTAGCGGGTTTACCACTGTTTAATATCGTAGAACCTTTGGTCAAGCTCTACAGTAATAGTATTTAGCTGTTTGGACTTTTTAGCCTAGTATTAGGCTCCAAATTGTGGTCTGGTCGCTTTCTACACTAGAGCTGGCACTGACGCCTGCAAGATTTTGCCAGCTGGTTCCATTCCATATTTCATTGGTTTGGATGGTAGTATTATAACGAGTCATTCCAAGTTGAGGGCTTGCAGGTTGCTCTGCTGTAGAGCCTGCCGGTATTTCTATAGCACCGGTACCGCTGAATACAGTATAACCAATACCAGTGTTGATAATTTCTAAAGGAAGTGCTGTAACTTCTGCGGCTATGATAACAGAATTTTCTGCAACAATAATATAAGACCCAGATTCAGCAGTAAAGTAAGGACTGCTAAAACTTGGATTGTTGATCGTGTTGCCAGAAAATAATGCAGAACCATTGATTTTAACTTGCCCAATACCTAGGGTGGACAGATTCAAATCTGCTGTACCATCTCCTATCTTATTGCTCGATATGCTGATATTTCCAGCAGTCAATGCAGTTGTAGTAACAGTATTCGAAGTTAGTGCAGACGATAAGTTTGCATTTTTAAGCCATACATTATTCCACTCAAGTGCGCTGGAACCAAGATTATAGCTGGCGCTTTGAGTATAAGACGCACCTGGATTAGTGAATAAGCCAATGCTAGTTTGAGTTGTTAGTGCATTGCCCAGTTGATCGGTTATTGCTACAGTTACCGGTGTAATTGTAGTTGTTCCTGCTAAGGGAATAATGTCACTGGCTACTTCTGCTGGAATCGAAATCCTGTCGGTAACTGCATCGCCCAACTGAATATTTCCATCAAAGGTAATGTCACCGGTAGCATGGAGAGCACCATTTACTAGAGTATTTGAATTAATCTGAGTAATACCGCCAGTAGTTCCTTGTAGTATAGTTGAAACACTGTCTAAATAAAATATAGCGTTGTCATTTCTCAAACTAAAAGTCAGTACATCTGATCCAGAAGCTGTGACAGTAAATGAATATTTGGTATATTCCCAATAGCTAGATGCCGGTGAGCTGTAGGGTAAGCTGGGCCCAGTTCCAACAGGGCTTCCACCTGTTAATGCAACACCATTCCATAAAACTGAAAAATCTGCTTGTCCAGAATTTGTTGCTGGAACTACTGAAAGGATGTTATTTGCATCTTCAGTGGTCATTATTGAACTGCTATCTTCTGTAGTTAAAAACAGATTAATGGTGTTTTTTAGAGCAAAAGTTATTATATAGGTCTGACCAACAGCCGTTGCAAGTGTCTGCGATACTGTAGATTTTGTTATGTAAGAACTTGCAGATAATGCATAGTTGCCTGTAGCGGCATTTGTGCTATCTGCTATCGTAATAGTTGAAACAGATCCTAGTACAGTCCAGCCAGACAATGTTCCAGTTTCAAAATCTCCATTTGTTACATAATTTGGATTCTGAAACGGTGTAATGTTTATATTAGCATTGGCTGTGCCTGTTATGGTATTGGTTGCAAAATTTAAGTTGGCAGTATTAAGTCCGCCGTTAACAGCTATCGTTGGATTACTAGACTGATTAGGATATAGAGTAATCGGAAGATTATAAGTGTTAAAAATTTGATTGGTAGTTATTTGAAATCCAACACCCAGATCTGCTTCTGTATCTACAATAAGATTATCTGTTGTGGCAGAGCCGCCCATGTCAAGCGCACGAACTGGTGTGCTATTTTTAATACCAACAAATCCACTGTTAACACTTAGATACAGTAAATCAGTTTCAAAAGATAAATCGTGTCCGTTACGTAGTAAATTAGCTGACAACAAAGGTCCGCTGATTCTTCCAAACTCACGACCAGCTTGGCCAAAGGGGTTATTTTGCGGCAAGACTGCCGCAGGAGAGACTGCTTGTGGTAGACTTACGCTTTTTGCGCTTATCTTTGGAGATATTTTATGGGCCATAATTGACCTCTTATTGATCGAATCCGATCAAGACCGTAACAACTTTTCCTATTGGTACAGGAGTTGTAAATTGTAAGTAGTATTCACCAGTGGCTACAGTTCTAGTAGACTCTACTAGAGTTAGTCCGGTATTTGTGGCTATTGTTGCGTTTGTTGTTTTGTTAAGAGTAATACTAGTTAACGCATCTGTTACAGAATCTATAGTATAGCTAGATACCGTAGTAGCTGATTGTATACCAGTTCCTGATACTGTTGATCCTACTAGATTAATAGTTGGGAATGTTGCAGTTTTACTAGTAATATTACCAGGAAAAGTCATAGTTGTGTTAAATGTACTATTATAAGTTACAGAGTTGGTAGTACAAGAAACAACAGTATAATTGCCATTGTAGCCTTGAGGAATAAATCCAGTCACTACAATAATTGAACCTACTGCAAAAGGTGCGGCACTTTGAGTAGGAAATGTTAAAGTCACTAGTGAACCACTGCCGCTTGCACCAGTTGCTGTTAAACTGCTGTTCAAATAAAGCACGTTTGATCCGCTCGAAGTTGCTATACTGGTTGTAACAGTATAGGTTTCACTAGAAAATGTTGGATTTTGAACAACTGTATAGTTGATATTGTTTAACTGAATAACGTTTTCAACTACAACAATTAAATTTTGTCCGCCCCATGTACTGTTGCTGGATACTATACTAGGTGGGCGAGGGCTTAATGGTCCAAAGATTGTATTAACATCATCGCCAGCACCGAGATTTTGTTGTGTTATTCCAGTTGACTCTTTGAATCTCAAACTTCTCCAAGCATTGTTTTGATAAATTTCTACTTCGCCGCCTGTATCAACATCTGTATTGTAACGCATCATACCATTAATTGGACTGCTAGGACGTTGTGCGCTAGTTCCAGAAGGTAACACTACACTACCTAGATTGACTGGACTTAAAATCACATTCGTGTCAGTATAATCCACATACACACTGGTGTGATTAGCTGTTCTACGATTTAAGTTTTGTTGTTTTAAGTATCTCATTATACGGCCAAAGTGCTCACTGTCACTGTTAAAATATTTGCCACACTGGCTTTTGCCACTAGCAGATCATTGTTGCCTAATACTAATTTTTCTTGATCTAAACTTACAGTTTCTGTTGGCGGAATAGTAATAGCGTTAATAATCATATTATTAACACCAGCCGTTCCTTGAGATCCTCCTGCATTTGGTACTGCATATAAAGTAAATGTTGCAGACGTGCTTGAACTAGTATTACAAATCATTATAGTTGTAATGGCATTTCCCAGCACTGGAGAAACTGCTGTGCTAGTAAACACTGTAGTGTTTGTATTTGCTGTTGAAATTAAAGTCGATGTTAGTGCCATTGCTATTCCTTATAATAAAATACTTAGTGCTACAGCTCGACTTCTGCTGACTAATTCGTCTGGAGTTTGTGACGCATTGTTATTGTTAAAAAACAATCCTGTTTTTCCTGGTCCAGGAGTGGCTTTAGAATATAAATTAGTAGTACCTGCAACTATGCTTGGGTCTGCTCCTTGATCGTTTAATGTAAGAACACCGTTCAATTCTATTTTTCCAGTATTGGCTTGTAGAACTAAATTGTTGCTGTTACTTCCAGTATTACTAATGCTGTTTTGATATACAGTAATATTGCCCATGGTAAAACCACCGCTGGCCAATGTTGCCTGTGTAATACCGCCCAATTGAAAAACAATACTAGAAGCAAATGCCTGTACACTTGCAGTTGCATCAACTAGTGGTGTTACTGTAGGATACCATAATGCACTAACTGCAATAGTTCCTGCGGCATTTTGTACATACTGTTGTACATATTTTCTGTTAGGAATATCATTATCGTTAAGCACACGAGCTTCATAACTGCCGCCGTTGGCTATTCTAAGTACATAGGGATTATTTTGAAAATCAAAAACAAAGTTGCTGGTACTTGGAGTTACCAATGTAGCTAATTGTAATCCAGATGGAATTCCATCTGCGGTCTTAGCTGTAAACGTACCTGCTAGATTTGTGCTAGTGCTTGGATTGTAGTGACTGACATTTTCGTCGAATAAAAATGTTGCTGTGCTACGACTTCCTCGCCAAATAGATAATCCAGCTTGTCCATTAATTGGACTTGCTGTGGGAATACCATCACCGTTGTAAACATTATTAGGATCGTAATTGATCTGTATAAGATTGTCTTGTATAATTGCTGTAGTGCTTTCAATATTAGTTTGAGCACCCATTACATCAAGATTGCCCGTGATGGTCACTGTACCAGTAGTACCTGGATCGAGAATAATGTTCCCGCCAGACAATACTCTGATTCGATAATCACCACTGAGGTTTAAGACTCTTGACATTGTGTATCCTTAAGTAGGAGCCGAAGCCCCTATTGGTTATTAAGCGTTGTCGATCTTAACAGAAACGTTGGCTGTTGGTGCACCAAATGTCCAGTTAACTGTTGATCCATCTGTAAACTGTGTACCTGTATTACGAGTTACACGGCAACGACGATTAGTAATCTTAGTTACCCAATATGTACCACCAGCGGAATCAGTAGCGTTGATAGCCATTGTTCCACCAACTGTTGGGAAAGTGTTAACTAATTTAGCGTAGAATACACCGTCAGAACTTTCAACACGGAAACGTTGTGTGTTTTCTTGTTTGATAATGTCTGTATCTTGACGAACAACACCGCCTGTTGTAATTAATGACTGTGCTTGGATAGCGGCATAGTTACCAGTATAACCAGTTGTTACCTGTGCGGCAAATGTCATTGTTGCAACTGCGACACCTGAACCAAATGTGATTGCTGTGTTACCACTTACTACTGTAGTAATTGTCAAACTTGATGCTGAAGTTACCACTGCGGCACTACCACCTACTGAGCTACTTAGAACAATTTCAGTTGATCCGTTAACTGCAATAATGTAGTATGTACCAGCCGTCAAGCTACCGCCTGAACCAGTTGTAACAACCTTCATACCTGGAACTAATTGGTCTGTGGAACTTACTGTTTCTTTGTACAATACAATTGATAAACCAGTTACTGCACCTGCGGCACCACCTGATAGTGCTGTACCGTCAAGTTTTGTCAATGTTAAAGTACTTGTACCATTAGTAGCACTGACCAAATAACTGTTGCCAGATGCAAAGCCGCTGTCGATGAATGCTGTGTTGCCGCCTGGTGTGCCAGTAAACGAAACAACTTGACCAACATAGAATGTATTAGCAGATTGTGCTGTACCCAATGTGATTGAGTTGAAAGGTGTAGCACCAACTGTGATTGTACCATAAGTACCACTAGCAATAGTTGTTGCAGTTGTAGCACTAATACCAGGAGTTACTGGAACTGTGTTGATATAGCCGTTACCAGCATTAGAATATGACACACCATTAACACCAAATGTTGCTGGGGCGATTGTCAAACCAGAACCAAATGCGGCTGTAGTTGCTTGAGCGGCAGCTAGACCAGATGTAACACCTGACTGAGCGTATGTACCGCCCGATACTACTGCTACAGAAGCTACTGATGCATAAGTTGTACCAATTGTTAGTGTTAGAGTACCTGTTGGTGTACCACCAGCAATACTAATTGCGGCGCCACCGTAAGATGCACTTAGAGTCACTGTTGAACTTGATGTTACACTTGTTGTAATGTAATATGTTGAGCCAGCTGTTAGACCAGTTGAGCCAGTCAAACCAGCGTTAAATATAACGCTTGTTCCAGCCAAAGCTGTAATTGTACCACCAGATAATGTCATTACACCGCCCGATGTAATACTAGCAATGCTAAAACCACTGTAAGTTGTTAGTGTTGGAGTATATGTGCTTGTAACACCACCATACGTAACCGAAATGCTACCAGCTGTTGGGGCATAAGCTGTTGTTTGTGAACCAACTGCGTTAGTTGTACCAGTTAAAATAGTAAATGTTGGTGTACCAACTGCTGTTACAGCACCTTCGCCAGATAGTGCTGGCTTTGGAAATGTTGTTGTTAGAGCGGCAGCCTGCGATTGAGTATAAGAACCAGCTGTTGTAACGTTTGCGTTAAGAGCTTTTAGACCACCTAAGTCGTAGTCTGTTGGCAACAAGTTTGTGTTACCAAATGTGCCTGCGGCACCTGTATTACGTTTACCAATATATTTTTTATTTAAGGGACGTCCCATTTTGTTTTCTCCTGTAGAAAAACGGCGTTCTAGGCCGTACGCAGTTGGATTTCTGCATAAAACTCACCCCATGTGAGTCGTACATTGTATTTATGCGTAGGTGATTCTTAAGCCTGCTTGATGTATATAAGCAAAATCGCTATGAGGAAGTACTTGATTACTTCTAAAACTTAACACTACGCCAAACGTTGAATTGGTAATTTGATCTTCGGCTAGACCTAAAAAAGTAGGAATATTTGTAATTATTCTCACGTTTCCTATGTAAACATAACTAGGATCTTCACGTAGTCCAAAAGTCAATGTTGTAGTGGTATCAGTTGTAGTTACGTGAAATTCATGATATTGCCAAGTATTAAGTAATACATTATTTTCGTCCAATAAAACTTGATTGCCCTGTATGTTGGTCATTGTGACCTTGAGTTCTTCTGGAGCATTGAAATTATAACTGTAAAAACTAACAACTAAATTGTCTCCAAAATTACAACTGACTGTTTGGCTTATGAGTCCCAATTGACTCACTCGGCCTCCTCCAATTACATATTGTGCGCTGAGAGTTGGTACCCCTGACAACGCCGAAACAAGATCTATATTAATTCCGGCACTGATACCAAGAGTCCACCCGGTGAAATCTCCTGTACCAAAATCTCCGTTTGTTAATAATTCTGTTGGAGTAAATGTGGTTAAGGGTGCATCTAAACCCCATACATCTGAACCGCTTCCATATATATGATAATCACCAACTGGTTGTGGAAGGTCTATAGCATTACCGGTATAGATATCTGTTTGAGCTGGATTAACTGTGGATGCTTTGTTATTGCCTATTAGGGATCCACTATAGGTAAGTTGTATAATCAAATCTTCAATTCTAGCATTTCGTTGCATGTCCAGTATCAGCTCTATGCCTAAAATTTTCTTACCTGTACTGGGTATATTATAACCAGTACACCACAATTGGCTTGTGTTAGATAGATATTTTTCCATCCATATGCCTGATATAGTATATAATGGTTTGTTGCTTACCGCATAAACATTAGGTACTAATGCTGTTGGATTGAATTTCCAATCTATACTAGGTATGTTGGTTATTGCATTAAGTATATTAACATTGGCCAACTGCGTGGGATTGTAAACAATAGAAGTAGTCATATTATATTTACCCAAACAAAAAGGCATCCGAAGATGCCCTTTGTTTTATTACAATAATCGCTAGGATTATCAGATTAGCTGAACTTAACGTTAGCTGAAGTGATAGCTACTAGACCTAAATAGTCAGCGGCGTTACCTAGTGATGATGCTGTGTTTGTCAACTCAACATAACCATAACGTGTCATGAATGATACGACTGGTTCAAATGTTGATGGATCCAATACAACACCACTGCTCATCAATGGGATATATGGGCAATAGAAAGCAGGAGCATCGCTCTCGCTTGAGCCTTTGTATCCAATTAGAATTGGAGCATTGTCATATGCATAGCTGTTAACATAAATCTTCATAGCACCGTTCAATGTACCAACGAATTTTGTATTTGTTGGAGCTTCGAATGTACCTTCTGTTGTACGAGCAAAAGCTGAAGTAGTAGCAGATTGTAGAATTGTTAAAGCAAATGGGCTTACAACAGCGTAGTTACCAGCACCACGACGTGTACGTTGAGCGATCAAGTTGCTTACGCGATTGATCTGAACTGCCAATGCGGCATGCTCATCACCAACGAATGTTGCTGTACCAGATACTGCTGATTGATCATAAGTTTGTGTAGCTGTACCAGCTAGACTTGTTAATGATGCAATAATTTCTTGGTCGATTTCAGCTGTAATTTCTTGAGCCAAAGCAGCCATAACTTCTGCTTCAACGTCAATACCTTGTTGGGCTTGAGCGTCTTGAGCGGCTTCAAATGTCCAACGAGCAGACAATTTACGAGTTTTAGCTTCAACTGTTTGTTTCAAGATTTGAATTGACATACGGTTACCAGCTTGACCTTCTAAAGAAGCTGTAGTAGCTGCCTTAGGTAAAGTCTCAACTTGGTTACCTGAGTATGAAGACGCAATCTTGAATGGGCTTAATGCCTCTTCACCAGCTAGGATGCTAGCACCTGATGATGAATCTGCATAACGCACACGCAATGTGTGGATTTGACCGACTGGGCCAGTCATTGGTTGTACACCAACTAACTCGTTAGCGATAACGGTTGGCATAACGCGACGGATCACTGGAAGGATCACGCGATTTAGTGTTGCAACGTTGCCAGCAGAAGTAGCACCAGCAGTTGGAGATTCCATCAAATACTTGCGAGTATTTTCTAGAGTTACACCCATTACTGATTTTTTAGTGCCTTGTAAGCCTTCTAATAGGGCTTCCTTAGTTTCTGCCCAACGTCCGTTTAATAGTTCTGACATTTAATATTCTCCTTAGAATTTTAGTCCAGCGAGTTTGCGGATATCGACGATATCAGCCGTTTCGCTACTACGGGTTGTGTTGGAAATTTTATTTCCGGTTATTTCTTTAGCCTCTACTAGTGCCTGTTTCTTCTGCGGAGCCTTACCATTCAATACTGATGGCAAGTACTTTTCAAAACTTTCGTTAAGACGTTCTGTTTTCACAGACTCCATTAACTCGCTCATGATTTCACGTTGCTCACTGTTAAGTGGGCTCAGTAACTCGCTCATGATTTCTTTTCTTGTTTGACTCTCTTTAAGAGCACGGACTTGAGCTTCTTTACTTTCTAATAGTTTCTCAGCATCTGCAACAGCTTTGGCGGCTTCTTGCATTGCTAGATCTTTCAAGTCTATGACTTTGAGTAATTTTGCTGTTTCCGATTTTTCATTTAGGTAACTTGCTTGATACTCTGAAGCAAAAGCTTCAAATAACTTGCGACCAAAATCTTGACGACGAGCGGCTTCGATGTCTTCTTTCAAGCTGTGAATTTCAGAAGTTAAATTCTCAGTCACTACTTGATCAACCATCTTAGCGGCACGTTCAACAAATTGTTGTTTTACCTTCTTGATTTCTTGACGACCTTCGCGAACTAGGCGTACCTTAGTTTCAGCTAGATCCTTTTTGTCTTGCATAAACTCTGTAATTTCTTGAGCAAGAGCCTCAACTACAAAATGTTCTAACTTACCAAACTTGTTGGCCATAGTAACTTGATCTTCGTGCAATTCTTTAACTTCAGAAGCCAATTGACGTGTAACAAATTCCTTCATTACAGCGGCATCTTGCTTCATCTTTTTAGCATACTTGACTTTCATCTCAGCTAATTGCTTACGATCATCTGCAAACTCAACAAGCTCTGTAGAAAGTTGCTCGCTGATCATGCGATCAACAGCTTCAATCATTGTATTCTTGTCGTGTTCGTATTTTTGTGCGAATTCTTCGCGTAGTTGTTGAGTTAGTACTTCACGTGACTCGCTGATGCGAGCTTCGAAAGCCTGTTCAATTGACTCTTTGATCTCTTCAGAAATCACATTGTTTTCAAATAACTGTTTTAGCGCATCCAACATATATGATTCTCCTTGTTATTGGAGTTTGCTTATTATTGATAATAAGCTCTCTTTGAGATATTTCTGTGCTTTAGGATCTCCCTTGACCTCTTGCGCTATACGCAAGGCATTTAGACCACCGCGATTATTCATCAAGTGTTCGTAAATTGGTGTAGGATATGCTCCTGGAGCACTGGGTTGAGCTACCATATCTACTGTGATAATCTCAAAATCTGATACTTCACCGGATCCGTCATCTCTGACGTTTCCGGATCCGCGACTTGAAACACCTAGCTTGACTCCGCTTTCCAGCATTGTCTTGATAAGCTGTCCCATAGGGGTTGGTAAAATTTTCAGTTTACCGTAACCATTAGGACCGTCCATCCACATATTAACTATCATGTGACTTACACGATCCAGGTTAATTTTTAGATCATCTGGATGATCTACTTCTCCGAGAACTGAATAACCGTTCTGAATCTGATCGTTAAGGGTCTTAACAGCCTTGCCAATCTCATTAACAGGGTAAACACGCTGGTTAGCGTTACGTATACCGCCCTGGATACAAATCCCGGACATGTACAAGTTCTTACCGTCTTTGTCATCAGATTCAACGATCATTTTTGCTTCGTTGAAACTGAGATTCTCTCGGAGGTATAACATATTTTTCAATGTCGTCTCTTATTACTTACGTGCTTTCAAGATGCTCTGCTTGTTATCAGCAGTTTCTTTCTTGCCAGCTTTTTCTGGACCATGACCTGGTTCATGCTTCTTAAATGCTGTTTTACCTGCATTTGATTGTACACGATTGTGTACGTTCATGCCTTTAGTCAAGTCGTCTGGTGTATTCTTAGCTAGTCCGCCAGTTGTTCCACCGCTTGTTGTGCTGAAGTTCTTAGCGATATTAGCAGTTGTTCCACCCATATCGTTCTTCATGTTGTCAATTGTTGACTTTGTATTTTGTCCATTGTCACCATGTGTTACGGATACTTTCTTGTAGTATTCCATCATTGGCTCTGGACTACCCATACCATCTTCTTCGTCCATGCCCATGTCCATGTCATGTCCTGCGTCATGGATTGCGTCCATGTCGTGATGTCCTTCTTCGCCTTCTTGTGACAATAGTTGTTCAAATTCTGCTTTTAGGTCTTCCAATGCATCTTCTAGATCCATTACGCGATCTTCGATATCACCGTCTTCACCCTCTTCGTCACCAAAATCTGGCTCTTCTTCGCCGTCATCTTCTGGATCTTCACCATCATCTTCTGGCTCTTCACCATCATCTTCTGGTTCTTCGGATTCTTCCTCGTCACCTACAGATTCTTCTTCTTCCTCTTCTTCCTCTTCTTCCTTAGCATAAGGATTGCCTTTGTCTTGTTCAAAGTCTTCGGCTAGTAGTTCTTCGTAAATTTCACGTGATTTAGAAACTACGATATTGTGGAATATTTCTTTAGCTTGGTCAGTATCATCATTGATTAAAGCTTCAAGCATTGCTTCGAATTGAGCGCGGTCAGTCATGTTAAATTCTCCTGTTGTTGTGATACAAGGCTGTCTATTATTTACACTAAATGAGAATATTAGTGCATATAAAGGCTGAAAATAGTCAGTTTTTGACTATTTTTACTTATTTTGTTAGGCACCAGCTGGAGCTGGTGGTGTGGCGTACATTGAATGTATAAATTCTAATTCGCTTTCCTGTTCCAATATGTGAGCTTCCGTACTCTTACGTAGCTCGTTAATTTGTTTAAGAGTTAATCTTGTTTTACGAGTATCACTTCTATGCACCATATCGCCATCGCGATTAGGTTCGTAGCGCAGATCATTAGCCACATGGCGTGTGTCTGGATCGATGTAAAACAATTCTCTAAGTATCATATTGTATTTATGCGGCTGGTGCGGCGCCAGCGGCTGGAGGAGCTGCCGCGGCTCCTGGACTTGGTGTAGCTTCGTCGGAACTCATATCATCTGGTGCTGACAAGTCTCCTGCGGCATCTGCATCGCCTGCCATACCTGCGGCACTAAGTCCTGCGCTACGCAATTCACCTGCGGCGTCAGTACTTGTAGGTTGTCCCTTGCCATTTTCTTCTGCCCAGAAACGTTCGTTTTCTGCTACTTCTTCGTCTGTCAAACCCAAGAAACGTTTCAATGCAAAACGCTTTGACATGAAAGGAACTGCTTGAATTGTATTAAATGTGTTGATACGCTCTGCATCTATGGCCGCTTGACGACTACTTGCAAAGTTCATTGGAGGATTAAACTCTACTTCAAACAATGCTGGATCAATGTTCATGCCTTTACTGCTCATGAACATCTTAAATTCTTCGTCAAATACTGTGGTAATTAAACTTTGTAAGCGTTCGCAATACTTGTTGAAGCGCAGTTCCTGTATGTAAGCTGTGCCCACACGACCGTCATTAAAGTTACTTTGACTGTCGTCTTGCCCTGTTGGCAAGTAACTGCTAGGTATACGTAATCCACGGAATAACTTGTTAGTAAAGTACTTCAAGTCATCAATTTCGCCTATATTCTTACCGCCTTCTAGCATCTTGACGTCTGATCCTTTGCCGTCTGCTGTTTTAGGGAAGAAGTAATCTTCATTGATGCTGAGAGGGTTGTATGCAGAGTCTATGACGTTCTGTCCGCCTCCTGTTTGTGACGGAATACGACGTTGGTGGATTTCGTTTTTAACACGCTCAACAAAGGCCATGGCCAAATGACTGGGCATATTACCCACGTCAATGGTAAACACACGACGTTCTGGAGCACGACTTATACGATAGATAAGAATCGCATCTTCTAATAATTCTTTTTGTTTGTAAACTTTGTAGACATTTTCTAATAAACTATTGCCAAATGGATAGTTATTGTCTAACCCTTCACTCAAACTTAAATGCACTACATGTTCTGCGTTTATAGCATGTTCTGTCATTTGTAAACCAAAACGACTGCTACTGCTAGAACCTGCACTGCCTTTAGCTCCACCGCTTTGTCCTGAGTAACCGCCTACAGACTGTGGGCCACCTCCACCTTGTCGTGGATTAATATTAGGAGTGATTTGTGTAGCAACTAGATTAACAAAATTAGGTGCTAGGTCTTTAATAATGTACTGCTCTGGCTTTTTGCCTTCGCTTTCGTTAACAATAACTTTGATAATTTGACTTGTCTCAACCCATGACCATTTTTGATTTTCTGGATCACGAATAAAGAAAGCATCACCATACTTAAAAGTATTACGTACAATACGGAATATACGTTTATCAAAGTCTTGCAAGCGATTCCACTGCTGTAGATACTCGCCTACAATTTTAATTTCAGCATTAGTGGCCTTTTGTCGCCACTTGACAGCAAAGGCACTTTTACCATCTTTGAGTTTTTGTGTACAGAATTCGGCCAAAATATCCAATGCGGCATTGACTTCTGGATCTGAGTCCATAACTTCATATTGTTGATAGCGTTCAACACGATTTGGACTGCCTGTGTATACATCAGGAAGATAACTGGAGTAATTAGTACGTGCAGGTCCTGGTCGGCCGCCACTGCCATTAAGTCCGCTGATTGGGCTTAATTGACTATCAACCGTTACAGGTTGGAAATACTTTTTCCATGTCATCGTATGTTATCCTTAGGTGGCAAACTTGTTGCCTGACAAACTCTTAGTGGCCTTAACTTGGGCTTGGGCTGCCGTAGCAGTCTGTTGTGTATAAGTCAGCACTTGCTTCATAGTTATATTTAACTGATGTAAGCTGGCATTGAGATCTTTCATGGATATTTCTCCAACAGCAGGCGCAGTTTTTTGATCTGCAGGCTGTTCTTTAGCAGTCTTAGCTTTGGCTTCTGCATCAGCTTTGGCCTTAGTTTCTGCATCAGCTTTGTTGTCAACTTTGGGAGGACTAATTTTAGTTGCTGTCTTTTCAATTTCATCAAAGTTTGGTAATTTTATTCCGCCAAATCCTTCTATGCCTTTTGGTAATGCTTCTGTTATTTTGTCGGCGCCGGATGCTTTAACTAATTTATTGCTTTCCTCACTTGCTTTTTTCTTGGCAGCTTCTAATCCACCTCCTGCATCTAGTTTAGGTATATCTTCTATCTTAAGGCTTTCAAACCTACGTTTGGCTTCCTCCATTATTTCTTTTGGATCTTTGCCTCCTGGTCCGCCTGCACTGCTAATAGTAGTCTGAACCATTTTACTCATTTCAGACATCTTAAGACCCATGTTTTGCACAGCTTCGGGTTTTAGCACAGCTTCACCTTTGTGAATTTTTGCAATCACGTCAGCAGGTTCTACAGGACTTCCAGTTTTTTCCAGTGTACCACCGTCTCGTTGTTCTTTAGGTTGTGTGCCATTGATTGCTTCTTTACCAAAATCTACAACCTTGCCTACACCTTTAGCAACAGTTTCTGCTCCTTTGCCTACAGCTCCTACTGTACTCAATGCTTTACTGCCTAAATCTGTAGGTGTAGGACTTTTACCATCGTAGCCTTTATATCCTTGTGTAACTCCTAGTTCAAATGCTTGAGGTTTAGTTACTACTTGTCCATTGCTGAGTTTAGTTTGTGCTCCTAGTGCAGTATCTGCAAATTTATTAATAGAAGGTCCTGCTTTTTCATTTAGCGGATTTACCAACTTGTTCATTACTGCCGAGCCAGCATCATTCATGCGTTGTTCAATGTTTAATGCGGCTTTAGTAGTTGCGGCGCCTTCTTTATCTGTACCATCTTTCTTTTTGGCGGCAGCATCTTCAGCAACTTGTTTGTCAATTGCGGCTAGTTTTTGTTGATCACTTAGTTTAGCAAAATTAGCATCTTGTTCTAATTTCTTACGTGCATCGTATACTGCTTGATCGTTTTTTAATTGTTGCTGTGCTTGTTTGTTGTATGCTCCGCCTACATCACCATACAGGGCCGCAGTCATTATGGAAGTATTTTTACTGTTGGCTAGTTGTTCAACACGGGCTTGTTCATTAAATTTACTAGCGGCTTCGTGGTCGCCTCTTGCTGTGGCCTTAGCTTGTTCAGCTGTAGCAATAGCTTGTTTGCCCAACATTGCACTTTGAGTTGCGGCTTCTTGACTGATGGCATGACCTGTAGCAAATACTTCTTTGAAGAACTGACCTTGACCACGTGCTTCAGCCTGTTGCATTTGAATAGCGAATTCTTTACGTGCTTTGGCTTCTGCTTCAGGACCTTGTTGTGCGCCCAGTAATCTAAACTTGGCTTCAACCATCGAGTCTGCTTGTGCTTTCTTCAAAGCATCTTCTTGTTCTTGACGACTCTTACCTGTCAAGATAGCAGTTTTATTCATTTGATCCGCTAGTTCCGTAGCGGCTTTGATACTTTCTTCGTGACCTTCTTTATTATCTTTGAAACTTCCTCGTTGGAAACTGATTTGTAATGCTAGAGTATCGTTAAGTTCTTTGTTGGTAATACCCATTGAGCGCAGTCTATCTGTCTCAACGGCATTGTTATCATACATTTCTTTTGTAAGTTTAGCAAAGTTTTCTGCTCCCTTACTGACGTTACCACCTAAGCCAACAAACGCTGTATTGTTTTTTTGTATGGTATCTGTAAATTCACCTAGACTGACTCGACTGCCTGCTTGAGCGGCTCGCATGCCCACTAGGTCGTTGCTGAAATTTGCACCAGATTTACTTAGATTCTGAAAAGCACCTATGTTTTCTTGAGTGGCAGCCTTTAGATCACTCAGACCTTTACCGGCCGCGTCCGCTCCTACACCTAATCTTTCTTTTAGTTTGTCACCAACTGATCCAGCATAAGAGTCTGCTTTTTCAAATCCAGTTGTTACTGGGCCTGTGCTTTTAGGAGCCGAGTTACCACCTTGGTTCTTGGCAATAGCATCAGCAATCAGCTTGGCACCGCGTTCGTCAATTGGTGGTGGAGTGTCGGCCATAAAAAATCCTAGAAATATATTTTATATTTATAGGATTGAATTAACTGCTAGTTTAACCAACTGTGCTACATGCTGTCAAAACTTCCATATCCGGGTTGTTTTTCTGCGGCAGTTGCTGGTGGTTTGCCCTTGGCCACAACAGCATCATACTTGGCTTTTTCTTTGGGATCATATTGTATAGCATACTTGACCTGTCCCCAGCTGTCTGCATAGGGCAAGAGATAGCCATCCTTGTCTGTAATGCGCACTCCGCCCACTACCACAGAGTTAGTGCCAGATTGTACATTATCTGCATTGCCCAGTTCGGCATCTCGTTTGGCCAGCCTAGGATCTTTATCTCTTTCAGCTTTGGTAACATCATAGTAGTTGTCGCCCTTGGCTAGATCTGACATGTCGCCACTCTTCATGGCTTTCTTAAATCCACTTACACCTTTGTAGAATATTAGCCAAGCGTCTTCACCCACTTCACCAGCAAGTGTTAACGGACCAAATAAATTTTTCACAGCCCATTCTTGTCCTTGTGGACTCATTAACCACCACTGCACTGCCTGTGTCAATACTTCAAAACTGACAAATCCTAGAAATGCTCCGCCAAATGTGGCCAAGCTGCCAGCAACACTGAGTATGCCCACTATGGCTCTAGTGAGCATGAACACATTGCTGATCTTTTTGATCATGCCAACTATCAAAGGCAGTGCCACTTGTGCTTCCCATAGACCAATATAGAATCTGCGCCATTCTTTGTATTCGCCTTCGTTGAATTCCATGGAAGCATCGCCAGGCATGTCTTTGACCAGTCCTGTTGGATCTGGATTTTTCTGTCCACGCTGTCCTGCACGATAGTCTGCTTCCACTGCGGCCAAGTGTGCCCACAGTTCATAACAGGCAGTGGCAAAACCAATGGCCTTGAACACTCCCCACCAAGTCATGCCCATGCGACTAGTGCCTGCGCTCTTGGCCGCTTCAATGTCCTTGGCAAACTCGCCTGCTTCAATACGCTTGTTAATTACTTTTAAGTAGGCTGCTGGATCTTTTTTGATGTTTTTCAAGGCCGCCGCCATTTCTTTAGGCGTAACAGCGGCCACTGCCTTGGTCACAGGATTTACTGTTGGAGCGGCTGACTGTCCCCAAGTCAAGGGATTGTACCAAGTTTCAGATATAATTTCGTAGACTTTCATATCGTATATTTACCTGTTAGACTGTTTGAATAAAAAATACACCAAAAAATACGCATATAAATAACACATAATCCCATTTGGAGACAGCATGAATAACCCCTTACAAAAGTATTTTAGACAACCCAAAATTTTTATTCGCCTGCCCAGCGGAGGAGTTTTCAATCAGCCTGGTGCTATTCAGGGCGATCCTGAACACATTCCTGTCTATGGCATGACTGGCATGGACGAAATTATAATTAAAACGCCCGACAGCCTGTTGACAGGAGAAAGTACGGCAGCCATTGTGGCCAGTTGCTGTCCCACTATTAAAGATCCATGGGATGTCAGCAACATTGACCTGCCCATTATCATGGCAGCCATACGCATTGCCACATTTGGTCCCGAGCTGGGCGTTAGTCACAAGTGTGACAACTGCGGTACTGTAAACGAATATGACTTGGAACTCAATAAAATCATTGAATACTACATGACCACACAGTTTGACAATCAATTGATTGTGGGCGAGCTGGCAGTTAAACTGCGCCCTTTGAACTATAAAGAAAGCACAGACGTCAGTATTAAAAACTTCAAGATACAACAACAGATTTCACAAGTGGAAGCCATTGAAGATGCTGACCAACGTCAAACTGTATTGAATAGACTGTTTGTTGAACTGGCACAGGTCAACAATGAAATATTCAAAATGGTAGTGGAAAGCGTTGAGATTGACAATCAAGTGGTAACTGAACGCAGATTCCTAGAAGAGTGGATTGACAACTGCGAAAAACATGTGTTTGATCAAATCAGAGATCACAACAAGGGCAATGCAGATCGCTTTAGCATGCCCTTGTTTCCTGTCAAGTGTGACAACTGCGGAACCGAAGTCAAACTGTCTGTGGATCTAGATCAAAGCAGTTTTTTCGTTCAAGCCTAATTAGTCTCTCACCCCAAGAGATTGAACAGAAATTAATTAGGCTAGACAATCAAGTTAAAGAATTCAAACAAGACTTATTTAGAATCAGTTGGTATATGCGAGGGGGTGTAACTGTTAATGATCTACTACAGACCTACAGTTACGAAGATCGTGAAATGATATACAACATTATCAACGACAATATCAAAGCCACTCAAGACACGCGAATGCCATTACTGTAAAGAAGAACTGCGTTCTTCTGTTCTTCGCTTTCGCTCGAACTATTCTAGCTTCACAATTAAACGCGAAGCGTTAAGATATTATCTAGATCGTTCAGTCACACTTTGCCCTAGCGGGCAAAGCGAATGGACATTATCTGAGTCGAACAATATCACTTAGCGTTAGCACTAGAACGTAGGCGGTCATCCGGTACCTACTCATGCTGTCTTTATATGACGGCGGGCTTGTTGCATACGCTAACACACAACAAACCGTGGGGCTACAACCCCTCTTTTAGCCTTTTGAAATCTTTCTAAACAGCAAAACCAGTTGTATGAAGGCATATCTGATCCACGTCCTGTCAAGGATAGTTGCTGAGTACTCCTACGGCTGGAGAATTCCGTCCCTCTTATTATCGAGTTGTCATGGGCGCATGATGTTGGCCTGCGCTAGCTTTTAACCGTTTAACTGTTTGCCTTTGATGTGGGAGCCGTGGACACGAACAGATATCTGACCATTGTAATAGTCGTCAGATTCCAATACCCTGCGTGTAAATTGTTCTCGTGCCTCTATGTATGACGTTTCGGCTTTACTGGTACAGTAAAATAATATTTCTCGCCGAAAGTTTTCTTGACCTAACTGCGCGACATCCTTGAGTAGTTCGTCTGAAGATCCATAATAGTCTCTCCAGTCTGAATCAATTTTGCCACGGATTTTCTTTTTTTTCTTAGTGCCGTTCTTTAATTTAACTACTTTGTATGTGGTTTTAGAAAATTTAGCTAGTTTTTTGCCTATGTACATACGCCCTGTGACTGTATTTGTTATAAGATATACAAACCCAACACAGGTTTCGGGCAATTCTGTTATTAATTGATTTTCATAGTACCAGGACATTAACTATGTAGTTTATTCTGTCCCAGAGTCCTTGTCATTTTGGTTTGCCTTGCGTTCAGCCTTAGATTGATCTAGATACACACGATACTGCTGTACGTGTTCTCTACGTTGTCGTGCTATAATACGGATCTGCGCTAGCCAGTAGCGCATGTTTTCGCCTGCTCGTCTTGTGCCTTTGCGTTGCCAATCCTGATTGGCCTTAAAGTATTCTCTAAAGGCCGCCATGAGTTGCTCATGCGACTCTTCATTTTGATAGGGACTGGGCTCAACGTGCTTACTCATTTACTTCTAGATCATTGGCATACGAAGTATAGCCATTCTCTTTGATAACTTTGAGCACGTTGTTGACACGGCCAATCAGTTCATCACGGTGCGATATCAAGAAAATATTCTTTTTACGTTCACGCGACATCTTTTTAAGCACTGCCAGTGCGCCTTCAACACCCGACGCATCGAGTCCGTTGTCAATAAGCTCGTCCACAAACAGCAAGTTAATGGGCTGATATAGACTTTCCCACACATCTCTAAAGGCCCATGACAGGGACAGTATCAAGCGATTACGCTCGCCACGGCTCAAGTTATCAAAGTCTAGGTCCTGACCCAGCTGAGTAATCAGCACACTTAGGTCGTTTTGGAACATGACAGTATGTGGCAAGCCCATCTTATCAAGATAATAAGTCAATCGATTGTTTAGATAGGCCAAGTTTTGATCAATAATCTTCTTACGAATAAAGCTATCCTTGCTGGTTAGTAGTTTAAGCAAGAACTCTTGATGATCTTTCAGCTGTGTAAGCGTGTTGACTGTGTCCCAAGTGACTTCTTGTATGGCAGTATTGGTCAATTCATCAATCTGTTCCTGGTAAGGATCGGACTCGCCCGCCTTGATCTGTAGCTGTGTTTCAAGAGTTTTAAGATTGTTTTGATGTTTAAGCGCCTGTTCAACGCTGTCATAGTAGGTAGTGGGCTTGCGAGGAACGTCTCCAATGGCGGCAATTTCTTTTTGTATTTTGTTGAAATCTTTTGTGACCTTGTCCAAATATTTTCGGGCCTCATCAAGGTGCTGTTGTGCCGTAGCAGTCATTTCTTCATGTTTATGGTCATGGAGAGTTTGTTCACAAGCGTGACAGGTCTTGTTAGCCAACTTGGCGAGCTCGCCGTCATACTTTGTGACGCTTCGCTCCGCTTGCGCTATCGCGCTATTTAACGTAGCTTGTTCCTTTTCTAGGCTTTTTAGCTTTGCTGATTTCTCAGCAAACTCCTTGAGCTCCGTATGCTTCGCAAGCTCAGCTTCAATATCTACGCCCTCAAGTTCTACAATAGCCCTGCCAATCTTTTCAACTTCGGTGGCATGTTGATTGCGCCAAGCACTTTGCCTAGTTAGAATGCCATCAATACTCTTTTGAATGTTTTCATTGCTACGTTTGATAGCTTCTATGTTGGCTGATTCTTGTGTAATATTGTCTTTAGTTTGTCTAATTTGTTCTTTAAGAGCTTCAGCTTTCTCACTTAACAGAGTAATACCTAGAAGTTGTTCAATGATCACTCGCTGATCATTGGCCCGCATACTTAAAAACGGTTCTGTATATGTGTTTAATGCAACAATGTGCTTGAACATGTCGTGACTCATGCCCAGAAGATCGTCTAAATCCTTCTGAGTTTCACGCATGTCGCCCTGACTGTCATCTGTTTCTTCAACATCTTGTGCTTGATCGTTGACAAAAAATTGCATGACAGTGGGTTTGCGTCCACGTTCAATACGATAATCTATTCCGTCTTTTTCAAAAGACAGAGTAACCAACATGTTTTTGTTGTTAATCTTGTTGATTAAGTTGTCTTTCTTGATATTAGTAAGTGCATTACCAAATAAAGCAAAACTCAATGCGTTGACAATAGTAGTCTTACCCGTACCATTACGGCTTCCGCTGTCGTCGCCGCCTTGATCTAAGTTTTCGCCTAGTACAAGTGTTAAATTTTCTTGTGCAAAGTTTACAGCCTGGGTTTGATTACCCACACTCATAAAGTTTTTAACTGTTAATTCTTTTAATTTTATTGTCATAGGCTGTTATAAATTGCTAGTAATGTATTTTTGTCGTAAGTATCACTGTCAATATTGACAATTTGACTAGATACAATTTGATCTACACTTTCAAATGCTTGTACATCTATGTTGGTATTGATTTCAACATCTTTCTTTTCAGCAATAAGTGTAAGTTCTCTAATGTCATAGTCTGCTACAAACTTTTCTTTGATAAAACTAGCTTCTTCATATGTGATATCTATGTCTAGTGTAACACGTAAATGTTGCTTGGGCAATATTATTTTGTCCGCTTCATCAATTAGTTGACTTAATTTAATAGTTCTAAAGGTAGGTTGTCCTGGCCAACTATGATATTCTGGAGTTCCTCCCCATTCTAAAGTCATCATTCCACGCTCGTCGTCCCATGCATCTGCATAATTGTGCGGAAATGCATTGCCAATATAGATCATATTGCCTTTTTGTTGACGTTTATGAAAGTGTCCGCTAAATCCTAGCTCATATTGTTTGAAACTATCTAACTGAATCTCTCCGTGATCCGGCATTTGCACCATTGCATTCATGAAGAAGCTGGGGAGTTCGAAGTGTCCGAAGATGTATTTTCCGCCTTTTTTGCTAATGGATCTCCACTCTTCGCCAACCAACCACGGACAAAGGGTGACATCTCCAATAGTAGTAGGCTCGTGTACGACAGTGACACCAGGAATATACTTTCCAAATTCCACACTGTGTATGTCCCGCTTATCCTTGTAATATAAATCATGATTACCAGGAAAGAAATAGAAGTTATCAAACGCCTGCCCCAGCTTTTCCAGGGCCCTAAGGCTATAATCCATTGTAGTAATGTTAAGGCTATTACGATTATGATGCCAATCGCCCATAAAGATACCTGTATCACAACCTTCCTCCTTTGCTTTTGCAATGTACCAATCTACAAAGTCTTCACAGTCTTGGTTGTGTACACTACTGTTAGACTTTAATCCGAAATGAATGTCCGTAAAACAAGCTACTTTCTTAAACAACTGTGTCATTCTGTGTCCTCTGAATAACGTTTCAATGCCGCCGCATGTTCTCCAGCACCAGTTCTACTGTAGCTAGGATTCATACCATTAATTTCTAAGATATCGTCACGTATGTTTTGATTACGTTTTTCTGTGTTGATAACACGGACAAAACTATTAGTTACTGCCGCAGTAAAATAAGCAAAGGGGTTATCGCTTTTACTTTCATCAAATTGCAATCCGATCTGTGTTAATTGCAATATAGCCATACCTTTCATCTCATCGTTATAAGTATAACCTCGCACATTACCGCGAGTAGCATAGCGTTCGCATAGTTTAATCATCATACGTGCCAGGGTATTAGTGATTTGTCCAGCATCTTTATCAAACTTGCCCTTTTCTAAATCACCTTTCCAATGGCTTTTGCCTACACATATGAGTTTTTCTGGATCTTTATCATCAAACTTCCAATGTTGAAATGGTGGAAAGTTAACTTTGTCTCTATGATCAGCAAGACTTTTAGGATTTTTCTTACGTGTTCCATTTAATGGAATATGATCAAATGTCATAACACGGAATACAACACTGGTCTTTGCTATCTTTTTATAGTCAATTTCACAATCAGCTAATTTAATCTTTTCGCCAGCTTTCTTTCTTTGTTCAAAATCTTGTTGTCCCAGTCGTTTAGCCTGTACACGTTTGGCTTCTGCAATAGTTCTAACATTAATTTTGTCTAAACTGGGTACAATCAAATCATATTGATGATATTCTGGTTTGGTGAAACTACAATATGATGTTTTTGATCTATGTATTTCTAACAACATATCCTTGTTGTTTAAGTAATTTACTTTTGCTGTCATCCGGTAGAGTCCTCTAATAAGTTATTATAAACTACGCACATAATAAAGTCAAATAAATAATACATCAAAAGGAGTATTTTATTATGGCATTGGGTGATAGTCTTTCTCAATCGATTTCTAGCGCATCTGGTTTAATTGGAGCCGCGTCATCGGGCCTAAATACGCTTAGTGATTTATCGGGTTCTTTTAATCTAGCAGATAGCCTGTTAAACGGCACTGGACTAGCCGCGGGCGCAGAAGCAATTGGAGATATTGCAGGTGCTGTTTCAAGTTTTGGGGGCGATGCGGCCGCCAATGACTGGCGTGTAAGATTAAGTTTGGCCAACTGGACTAGCTTCAAAGGTAGCCCTGTGTTAAAACCATTAAAAGACGCTGGTGGACTCATTTTCCCTTATACTCCAGAAATAACAATACAAAGTAGTGCTTCATATAGCAAAATTGATACGGTACACAACAACTATACCTTTCAATCATTCAAAAGTAGCGACCCTGGATCGATAACAATTACTGCACCATTCAACGTTGAAGATGCTACACAAGGATTATACTGGATTGCCGCGGTTCATTATTTACGTAGCCTTACCAAAATGTTTGTTGGAAATGATCCAAAGGCTGGAAATCCTCCTCCTGTGGTATTCTTAAACGGGTATGGTAACTATGTTTTTAAGAATGTTCCAGTAGTAGTAACACAAATGTCAGTGTCATTAAATTCACAATGCGATTACATTGGCGTTAATGTAGTAGGAAGTGCCGCAGGAGAAATACAAGGTATTGCAGGAGGCATAGGCGGCCTTGCAGATACCATAGGCGGATTTGGAGATCCAGGAGGACTACTGTCCAGTGTAGCTGGTGGTATAAGTAGTGTAGCTGGAGCAGTTGGTAATATTGCTGGAGTTGCAGGATCGCTAGGCCTAGGAGGGCAAACTAGTGGTGGTGTAACACACGTACCAACTAAAAGTAGCTTTACTGTAACACTAGCACCTATCTATAGTAGAAATAGTGCTAAGAATTTTAGTCTTGATAGATTTGTTCAAGGCGGTTATCTAAACAGCCCATTCGGATACATTTAACATGGCCAACTATTCAAACACAAGTCCTTGGTATACTACAGAAGTCACAAATAATTATTTGGACGTACTGGCTATTCGACCTGTCAGTGCATCTGCAGACGATATTTTATATACAATAGATGCAAAATTTGCCTATCGCCCAGATTTATTAGCATTTGCTTTGTACGGAAATTCTAGCCTATGGTGGGTCTTTATGCAACGTAATATGGACGTACTTCAAGATCCTGTTTTAGATTTTGCTCCAGGCACACAAATTTATCTTTGCAAACTAAGTGAATTAACATCTGCGTTAGGACTATAACATGAGTGACTTTTCAAACCTAGTTGACTCTGCAACTACTTCAGTATCTAATGCCGCATCATCTGCTGTAGATTTTGTTAGTTCTGGAGTAGCAGGTGGATTATCTGCCATAGCAGGCGCTGCCGGTGGACTTGTTTCCTCGCTTACGTCAGGCATTAAACCATTAAGTGGAATCAAATTACCTTTAGCTAATCCTTTATTTGCCTATGCTAGTTACGATTATATTTTAGGCATTGCATCTATTACTAATGAACAGTTGAATAATCCAGATAAAGGTTATATGGGTAACACTTCCAAGTTTGATTGGATTTGTAAATCAGCTAACATAGATCCCGGCAACCGAGTACAAACTGCCTTTGGAAAATTTGATTTCTATATAGACAAATTAGAAATTAATTCTAGCATGGGCATGGAGGGTAACAGTTCGTCAAACATGCTGAACATGTCGTTTGATATCATCGAGCCTTACAGTATGGGTATTTTTTTAATGGCAATTGAAGAAGCCGCTTGGAAAAATAAGCATGACAATTATACAATGGCTCCGTATTTGTTAACTATTGATTTTAGAGGCAACACAGAAACAGGAAAAATTTCCACTATACCTCAAACTAGTAGAAAGATTCCTTTCAAATTTTTGAATATCGAAATGACAGTGAACGAACACGGGTCAGTTTATCATTGCGAATGTACAGCAGCCAACGGAGAAGCACACAGCGCACACAACAGTGAAATAAAAACTGATGTAAGTGTAAAAGGTATTACTGTACAAGAAGTTTTGCAAACAGGAGAAAAAAGTTTGCAAGTGGTTATCAATCAACGACTAAAAGATCAAGTAAAAAAAGGTATTGTAAAAACTCCTGATCAAATTTTTATTCTTTTTCCCAAAGATATTTCTTCTTCGGCAGCTGGATCAACACAGTCAAAGGGTGAAAATTCGTCTGGAGCAACTATATCTACATCAACAATGTCTGCAATCACACAGCAATTACATTTGGTGCAAAGCAAAGTTCCAGGCAACAATACATTTGTACAAGATCCTGCCAATGTGAACGAACTTGGCAAAGCCAAAATGGGATTTAGCGACACTAGAAAAGGTGATGCACCTGTGGGCAAAGACAACAAGGTAATTGACAGTAAAGGCAATGTTATACGCAGTAACAATACTGTAGATCCTAAAATTAGTGACATTAGGTTTAGCCAAGATACTGATATACCAACAGCAATAAATCAAGTATTGTTAAACAGCGAATATGCATCCAGCGCACTAGGCGAAGCACAAGTAACTAAAGACGGTATGAAAGTGTGGTGGAGAATTGACACACAAGTTTTTATTGTCAGCGATAATTCTAATGAAAAAACTACAGGTAGACAACCTAGAATTATAGTGTACAGGGTAGTGCCCTATGAAGTACATTCTACTAAACTTATGGCACCTAATACAAAAGCTTCAGGGTTTACTGAACTTAAAAAACAAATTGTTAAAGAATACAATTACATCTATACTGGAAAAAACGTTGATGTTATAAGATTTAATTTAAGTTTCAAAACTTCTTTTGCAGCCATAATGGGAGCAACGGCAATAGATCAAACAGCCGATGCAAAATTAGCCGACTCAGACAGTGCCGCAGAACCTAAATTAAATAATTCTAATCCTTTGCCAGATGGACAAAAAGCTCAAAAAGGAACAGTTCCGTCACAAGTTAGATATACTGGCACTAAAACAAAATCAGATAACAAAGGCGGCGGTGGACTTGAAACTCCTAATACCCGTGCGGCTAGACTATTTCACGATGCTGTAAATGATCAGTCAGCCATGCAACAGTTAGAGATGGACATAATAGGCGATCCTTACTATATTGCACAAAGTGGCAACGGCAATTATACAGCTAAACCAAGTCAATACAAAAATCTCAATAGTGATATGACTATTAATCATCAAAATGGAGAAGTGCATATCGTTATTAATTTTAGAACACCAGTTGATTTGAATCAAGCTACTGGTTTATATGACTTTGGAAAAAGTACAAAGAGCGCACCTGTATTAATGTGGAGTGGATTTTATCATCTATTAACTGTTACAAGCAAATTTGCTGGCGGACAATTTACACAAACGCTTAAAGGCAATCGTGTACCAAGTCAGGAATTCAAAGGTACCGGTTCTGCATCAAATACATTTAACGTTAACGTTCCAGAAAAAGCCAAAGTACAGGAACCATCTAAATGATGAATGAAGATTATTCCTCACAAGGAACGGAACCAAAACCAGGCCCGTTTTTAGCAAAGGTTGTCAGCAATCTTGATCCTACCTACATGGGTATCCTTGAAGTTGAAATTTTAAGACCCGTAGGATCAACTGATAGTGAAACACAACTACATCAAGTAAAATATCTAAGTCCTTTTTATGGCGTAACCAGTGTAGATTTTACTGGACCTAATAATGATTATCAGGATACACAAAAAAGTTACGGCATGTGGATGGTACCACCTGATGTAGGTACTATTGTCATGATAATGTTTGTCAACGGAGATCCTAAGCGAGGTTACTGGTTAGGGTGTGTAATTGATGACACAATGAATTTTATGATTCCAGGTTTGGCTGCCACACAACAAGTAGTGGGCGGTGCAATAGACACCAATTACGGCAGTGCTAGTCGAGTGCCAACTTCTGAATATAACAAAGCGGCTCCAGACAGTGCCACTACAGGAGATCCTGAAAAAAATCTCAAACCCGTTCATCCCTTTGCACAGATACTAAAAAACCAAGGATTGTTGTTAGATGACATTCGTGGAATTACTACCAGCAGTGCTAGAAGAGAAAGTCCTAGTATGGTATTTGGTATTAGCACTCCTGGCCCAACAGATAAGCAAACAGATGCAAAACGTGCAGACGTTGGTAAAGCAGAGTGGAAAAGATTAAATGCTCCAGTAAGTAGGCTGGGCGGTAGTACATTTGTTATGGATGATGGAGATGCCAACTGGCTTAGAAAAAAAGCTCCTACGGATGGTCCTCCAGAATACGCCAGTATTGATAATGGTGATACAGACGGCGATGTTACAAAACCTGCCAACGAACTAATTAGGTTACGTACAAGAACTGGTCATCAGATATTAATGCATAATACTGAGGATTTAATTTATATTACCAATAGTCGAGGCACTGCTTGGATAGAATTAACCAGTGATGGTAAAATAGATATCTATGCTCAGGACAGCGTAAGTGTTCATTCTAGTAACGACTTAAATTTTTATGCTGATCGAGACATTAATTTTGAAGCAGGCCGCAACGTTAATATCAAAGCCGCAGAAAGATTTCAATCAGAGTCGGGCAAAGATTATAATGTGATTGTCGGAGGCGATGGCAAACTTACTATTACTGGAAAATATGATGTTCATACTGGCTCTAGTAACAAATTTACATCAGGCGGAGATACGCATATCATGGCAGCCAATACTGCCATCGATGGCGGTAACATTAATTTTAATTCAGGTGTTGCAACCAGCGCAGCCAGTGCAACTGCATTGTCTACCATAGACAATCCAACAGAAACTGACGGTACAACAATTACAAGTATAATGGCTCGAATACCAACTACAGAACCTTATCCGCACCATGAAAATCTAGATGGGTCTTTGTTTAAGCCTGATGCTACTGATAGGGAAAAAGCCTCAGCTATCAGTGTTCCAAAATCTTGGAAAACATATACATCTTCGTCAGATACCTTCTTAAAAGGAAACAATTGATATGACCATTTATACTGTTCCACAATTACCACAAAATCAACCTAACAGCCCTGTCAAAACACAGTTCTACAGGGGCTTCAGTACTGTTAGCAAAGATACACAAAATTATGCACTATACGATTTTGCACTTATCAAGCAAGACTTGTTGAATAATTTCTTTGTAAGAAAAGGTGAACGTTTGATGCAACCTGAGTTTGGATCTATAATCTGGGATCTACTGTTTGAGCCATTGACACCTGATGTACAAAATGCAATATTAGAAAATGTTAACGAGATTTTTAACAGTGATCCTCGTGTTCAGGCAACAAATATTTTAGTTACACCTTATGATAATGGCATACAAATACAATGTGATTTGAAATATTTTCTATACAATTTGCAAGAATCTATACAATTGAAATTTGATCAAGACAACGGTCTGCTAGGTCCGGCATAAAATACGCACTTAATTTGTTTCAATAAATACAAGTACTAGGAAAAAATAATGAGTTCAACGGACAGACAAAATAATTTATTAGTGTCAGAAAATTGGCAAAAAATCTATCAATCTTTCAAGAATGCCGATTTTCAAAGCTATGACTTTGAAAATTTACGTCGTACAATGATTGAATATGTCCGTACAAATTTTCCTGAAGATTTTAATGACTATATTGAGTCTAGTGAATACCTTGCCCTAATAGATCTTATAGCATTTGTTGGTCAAAGTATAGCGTTCCGTGTGGACTTGAACGCCCGCGAGAACTTTTTAGAGTTAGCAGAACGCAGAGAAAGTGTACTACGCTTATCTCGTATGATTAACTACACTGCCCATAGAAACGTTCCAGCAAACGGCCTACTAAAATTCAGTGCAATCAGCACAACAGAAACAGTGTTTGATAGCAATGGCAGGAATCTATCAGGACAATATGTTACTTGGAATGATCCTAGTAATTCTAATTGGCACAATCAGTTTATTTCAGTATTAAATGCCGCATTGCCATCTACTCATCAATTTGGAAATCCTATAGATTCTGCTACGATTTACGGAGTTCCTACAGCACAATATAGATTTAATTCTAATCCAACAGAAGTGCCTGTTTATCCTTTTACAAAAAATATTGCTGGTCGTAGTATGAATTTTGAAATCACCAGTACTACATTCAAAAATCAAACTTACATATACGAAGAGCCTCCTAAAATAGGAAACGCCTTGGCATTTATATACTCTGATGACGGACATAGTGCAAGTAGTCCAGGCACTGGATTCTTTTTTAATTTTGTGCAGGGTACTCTAAATCAAAGTACATTTACAATAACAAATCCAACAGCCAATCAAACCATAGATATTAACACACAACAAATTAATGATACAGATGTGTGGTTATATTCATTAAATCAACAAACTGGTTTAGAAGACACATTGTGGACACAGGTTCCTTCTACATCAGGTAGCAACTCAATCTATAATAGTATTAACAATTCTATTAAAAATATTTTTAGTATAATAACTAAAGCACAAGATGCAATAAGTCTTTCTTTTAGCGACGGTACATTTGGTAATTTACCAATTGGAAATTTTAGAGTTTATTATAGAACCAGTAATGGATTAAACTATACTATCAATGCCAATGATATTGTAAATGTTTTGTTCAGCGTGCCTTATACATCGGCAAGCAACCAAACAGAAACGTTAACAATTAGTTTAAGTCTAGCAACCAGTGTAATAAATTCAGCACCTTCAGAGTCAAACGCCAGTATTAAGACAAATGCTCCACAGACATATTATACTCAAAATCGTATGATTACTGGCGAAGATTATAATATTAGTCCGTTGAGTGCTAATTTACAAATTGCAAAAGTCAAAGCAGTCAACAGAACTAGTAGTGGTATAAGTAGATATTTTGACTTGCTTGACCCTACAGGAAAATATAGCACAACTAATTTGTTTGGTGATGACGGGATCATATATCAAGAAACATACACCTATTCAACAAATTTTTCCTATGTAACTGATTTAGATATTCAAGGTGTAATTGATAATACAATTTATGATATATTAAATTCTCCTGATTTAAGAAATTTTTATTACGCAAATTTTTTAGATTATCTTAGTGTTAGTATCAATGCTGCCTGGACTAGCGTTACTATTGACAGTAATACAGTTAGCGGATTTATTAATGCCCCAGGACAAACTATTCCATATATTGTAGGATCATCTACTGCTACAGATTTGAAATATATTACTCCAGGATCTTTGATTAAATTTATAGCCCCTGCAGGACAATGTTTTAATTTAACTACAAACACATTGATAACATCTACAGTAAATTTTGTAGGAAATATTTCTGGTAATACGTTAGTTATAACTAATGTAACTGGTAATGTTGTTACCGGCATGTCTTTAAGCGGTGGAACAGTTGCCGCTGGAACATATATTGTTTCAGGATCTGGAACAACATGGATAGTAAACAAGTCTCAAACAGCAACAGCAACAACTGGATCAATATCAGCAGATAACACAGCCAATTATATATGGGCGCAAGTTGTTAAAGTAACTGACGATGGTACTGCTGGCGGTAGCGGAGTGTTGACTGACGGATCAGGACCAATCGTATTAGATAAAGTTATTCCATCGAAAGCAATTTTATCTCAGATAATGCCGCAATTTAATAGAACATTAACCCCGTCTATTATAACAGCAATGATTGATTTAATTAAGGCAAATGATAATTTTGGTTTGCGATACGATGCATTAACAACTACGTGGCAAATTGTCTATGCAAATAATTTGAATTCTGTTAACGCATTTAGTCTTGCTAACCAAGGCGATACAACGTTACAAAATTTAGATTCAAGCTGGATTTTATTGTTTACATCCAACACAGTACAATATACAATTAACACAAGAAAATTGCGTTATATATTTGAAAGCGATGCAGAACTGACATTCTATTTTGACTCTAATGTGCCAGTATACGATAGTACTTCTAGTTCTACAGTATTAGATACTGTTAAAATTCTTAGTGTTAATCCACAACCTGATTTGCCAACTCCTTTCACACAGGATCTTACTTGGCAAATTGTATCCGAATATTATGGACAAGATGGCTACATTGATCCTAAGAAGATTGTAGTTACCTTTGCAGATTCAACAGGCAGTGGAGTAGTAGATAATCCTCAGTTGTTTGTGGATATTGTAAGTCCATTAACAGGTGATGTTACAACCAAATATATTGTAGAAGAAAGATATACAATTTCTTCTGGCCAAGAAGATTACAGATATGTAGCCAATGATCCAATATTGGGACCTGTGATAGTATTGCCTTCACAAGGCAATGCTTCTTTTGCATCTTATGCGGACGGTACATATTTTTATTTTATAGATACTGCTACAGTTGTTAAACTAAATCTGTCAGGTGTACTAAAATTAGTTCCAACACTTGATTATAAAGTATATGTTGGTCGTTCTAAATTAAAATTTCAATATGTACACAGTGCAGACTACGACAGTAGAATAGATCCAGGATCTAGTAATATCATGGATGTGTATGTATTAACAAAAAATTACGATATTGCATTCAGACAATGGTTGTCATCAGGCGGCACGTTACCGTTACCACCAAGCTCTGATGAATTACATTCGTTGTTATCAACAAATTTAGATTTAATTAAATCTATATCAGATGAAATTATATATCATCCAGTCAGTTACAAATTATTATTTGGATCAAATGCAGATCCTAGTGTACAAGCTACCTTCAATGTTATGATCAACCCATCGGGTACTGCATCCAACTCTGATATTAAAGCAAGAATACTCACAGCTATAAACACATTTTTTAGTTTAGATAACTGGAACTTTGGCGACTCTTTTTATTTTACAGAATTATCTACTTACGTTATGAATCAATTAACACCTGACATTATTAATTTTGCTATTGTTCCAACACAGCCAGGATTATATTTTGGCAATTTGTTTGAAATCCAATGTCCTAGCGATCAGATTTTAATAAGCTCAGCTACTACAGATAATATAGTTGTGGTGTCTGGCTTTACTGGATCTAATCTAAAAACAGTAACACCTCAAAATACAAATTTTTCAAATAATCAATCGGTTACTAGCACAGCGTATGGGGGCAATTTGTAATGGCTATACCTTCTAAAAGAAATGGATTTAGTGTAAATTTATTACCTAAATTTTATCAGACCGACGCTAATAAAAAGTTTTTACAATCGACAGTTGATCAATTATACCGTCCAGGTACACTGACAAAAACTAGCGGATATATTGGCCGAAAAAATGCTAAGGCCAGTACAGGTGAAGATGTTTATGTCAAGGCTGCTGATTCAGTAAGACAAAATTATCAATTAGAACCTGCAATCACTATTAAAGATAATTTAGACAATGTAGTATTTTATAAAGATTATATTGATTATATTAATCAACTTTCAGTATTTGGTGGCAATACTAGTAACCACACTCGCTTAAACAACCAAGAAATGTATTCTTGGGATCCACATATTGACTGGGATAAATTTGTTAATTTTCAAAACTATTACTGGTTGCCTTATGGCCCTGAAACCATCACGGTATACGGGCATGAAATTCCATTAGAAAGTTCTTTTTCAGTTCAAGTACAAGCAGAAGGTTCCAACAACCAATACATTTTTACCCCAGATGGATTAACACCTAACCCAGTATTGCGACTATACAAAGGTCAAACATACACATTTTATATTGATAGTATTGGTAATCCTTTCAGTATTAAAACTCTAAGATCAACAGGCACAACCGATCGTTATATATTTCCAAATGCTATAGACAACTATGCAGTTGAATCAGGAACAATAACATTTGTGGTTCCAATTGATGCTCCATCAATACTTTATTATCAAAGTGAAACTGATATTAATCTTGGCGGAACCATACAAATATATGCCGCATCAGATGCTACATCTATCAATGTTGAATCTGAAATACTAGGAAAAGTTAATTATACGTTGTCTAACGGAACTCCGTTGAGCAATGGAATGAAATTAAATTTCAAAGGACAAGTATATCCAACAAGTTATGCTACGGGTGAATACTATGTAGAGGGCGTAGGCACTGCTATTAAACTAATCGATTCTAATACTTTAGAAATTATTGGAGCTTATACAACATCTATTAATGTAGAATTTGATCAAACACCGTTTGATCAAGAACCATTTGATACTGCTAGAGGATACGCAGGCAATTTAGATTATATATTAGTTAATCGAGCCAGTAAGGATCACAATCCGTGGAGTCGTTATAATCGATGGTTTCATAAAGATGTAATTTCTACAAGTGCTATGTATAATGGCAATAATCCGTCGTTAGATCAAACACTTAGAGCAAAAAGACCTATCATAGAGTTTTCAGCAGATCTACGACTTTTCAATTTTGGCACAGTTGCAACTGTGGATGTTGATTTAGTTGACAGCTTCACTACAACAGCGTTTGCAACTATAGAAGGTGCCGCTGGATATAACATCGACGGAGTTACAGTACAAGCAGGTATGCTGATATTATTTACAGCAGACACTGATCCACTAGTTGCTGGTAAAATTTTTCAAGTAGAATACATTGATGTGTTACATTTAGATACCGGAAGCAATCAATTGCATCTAGTAGAAGTAGCATCTCCAATGAAAGATCGAGTGGTGTTAGCACGTCAAGGCATTACTAATCAAGGAAGCATGTACTGGTACAATGGTACCAACTGGACAAAAGCACAACAAAAAACGTCAGCTAATCAGCCGCCACTATTTGATATTTACGATTCTAACGGATTTAGTTACGGCGACTCATCTGTTTATTCTGGATCAACATTTAAGGGAACTGCGTTGTTCAGTTATGCTACTGGTTCGGGTACTAACGATTTAGTTCTAGGATTTCCTTTACAATATCAAAATGTAAGTAATATAGGTGATATTGTTTTTAATTTTAACCTAGCAATAGATACTTTTCAATATAAAAATCTAAACACTAATTCACTAGAATCTAAAGCCATCGATGTAGGATTTTTATCCAGTTTAGATTATTCTAACAATACTATCTATTTGAACGGCTGGCAATTGTGCAAGACTAAAAATCTACAAGCCGCAATTAGAATCTATGATAATTCTGGATTAGTAAATAATTTTCCAGTTGATATCTATGACAATATAAACAATTTAACAGATCTCGAAGTTAAAATTTATGTAAACGGACAGAGACTTGATAAATCTTTATGGTCAATAGTTGCTAAAAACACATACTATCAGGTAGTATTAAACAAAGATCTAGCACCAACTGACATACTAACAATTAGAGCTTTTTCAGATCAACCAATAAATTCAAACGGATTTTATGAAATTCCGTTAAATCTACAAAACAATCCGTTGAATGATGATATTGGTAATTTTACACTAGGTGAAGTAATTGACCATGTCAACAGTATTGTTGATAATACAGCATCATTTTCTGGAAATTTTCCAGGAGCAAGCAATCTTCGCGATTTAGGAAACATAACACAATACGGTACAAAGTTTGTTCAACACAGTGGTCCTTTAAGTCTTGCAGTATATCATATTACAACAGAATCAAACAATGTTGTCAAAGCGTTGACACAAGCCAAAACTGATTATAGTGATTTCAAAAGACTTTTTATAAACACTGCCAGTTCTTTAGGTGTACATACTGATCCTGTACAATTTGTAGAATTAATAATGACAAAAATTAATTCTAACAAACCTAAAGTGGCTCCTTACTATTTCAGCGATATGGTTCCGTACGGCGCCAATGTTAAAACTGACCTGTCTGTAGTTGATTATAGAATTAAAAAATATCCGTTAAACAACACATTTAATTTAACAACGCTTTCAAATAAAGCAGTTGGGGTATATCTAAACAATTCACAATTATTATATGGAACTCAATATATATTTGATGACCAAGGCTTCATTGAAATATCATCGAGCGTGTCATTAAGTAACGGTGATATTATTACAACTATAGAATATGATAGTACAGACGGTAGTTTTGTTCCAGCCACTCCAACTAAATTAGGGTTATGGCCAAAGTTTGAACCAAGAAAATATCTTGATACAACACTGATTTCTCCACAAAATGTAATACAAGGTCATGATGGCAGTATTGTCTTGGCTTACAATGACTACCGAGATGATATACTATTAGAATTAGAAAAAAGAATTTTTAATAACATTAAAGTTGAATACGATCCAACAATCTTTGATCTTACAGATATTATTCCTAGTTACAATAGAGATACACCTTATTCTAAAAAAGAATTTGATAGTGTGTTATCTACTAATTTTTATAGTTGGATTGGGTTAGTCGGTAAGGATTTATCAACTCCATTGAATTACGATAGAACAAATAGTTTTACTTATAATTACTCGCTAAACTCTGCTCCCAACGGTACTTCTTTACCAGGCTACTGGAGAGGTGTGTATAAATGGTTGTTGGACACAGATAGACCTCATTTGTGCCCTTGGGAAATGCTAGGATTTTCAGTAAGACCGACTTGGTGGACAAAGTTATATGGAGACGCTCCTTATACTAGCGATAACATTCCTATGTGGACTGATATTGCAAACGGCGTAATAAAAGCACCGGGAGTTCCAGCAACTGTAAATGCAAAATATGTAAAACCATTTTTAATCAAACACATACCAGTAGATAGCTCTGGAAACTTAATTAGTCCACAGGCTTCCGGTTTAGCATCGGGCCTTGTGCAACCAAACATTGATAATAATTTTGTGTTTGGAGACGTGAGTCCTGTAGAAAATGCTTGGACCCGTAGTAGTTATTATCCTTTTAGTGTAATTTCAACTGCAATATTACTTAATCCTGCAAAAACTTTTGGATTGATATTAGACAGACATAATATTATTCGAAATCTAGCCAATCAATTGATTTATAAGCCAACTGGATTACGTATCAAACCAGCAGATATTATTTTACCATCAATTTATTCTAGTATTACTCGTGTACAAACAGCCGGCCTCGTTAACTATGTTGTAGATTTAATTTTTAATTATATTTTTAGTAATGACATAGCAGGGTATAATAGCTATTTGTTTGATTTGCAAAACATGACTCCTCGACTTGGATATCGTGTAGGAGCATTTACAAATCAGGCTCAATTTAATATATTATTAGAATCTAAAACTCCTAGTAGTACTGGTAACGTGTTTATACCAGTAGAAAATTATAAAGTTTTTCTTAATAAATCATCAACTGTAAAAAAATTAGTTTATAGTGGAGTTATTATTACCAAACTATCTACTGGTTTTGAAATTAAAGGATATAGTTTAACACAACCTTACTTTAATTATTATCAATATAATGGTTCAGGAGCCACCATAAATGTAGGCGGAATCAGCGAAAGTTATGCAGAGTGGACTGTTGGTCAACAATACATTGCAGGTACCGTAATATTATACAATGGAAAGTACTACAGAGCATTAGCTAATTTCACAGCATTAAGTACATTTAATTCTCAAGTACTAGCATCATTACCTTCATTGCCTATGACTGGAGGAGCTACAGCAACTTTGCGCAATTCATGGGATAAAGAAACAACTACAGTTGCTCCTTATGGTACATTATTTGCCACCGTGCAACAAGTAGTAGACTTTTTGTTAGGCTACGGTGAGTGGTTAAAAGATCAGGGATTTGTATTTGATAATTTTAATAACAACTTAGGCACTGTGTCTAACTGGGAAACAAGTGCAAGAGAATTTATGTTCTGGACTACACAAAACTGGAGTACAGGACACGACAAGTGGGAAGACTGGGAACCAAATAAATCTTACAAATACGCAACTATTGTTCGATATGACGGTGATTATTATAGTGCTTTACAAAATATCCCATTAACTAACGAATTTGAATTCACAAAATGGAATTTATTATCGGGCCTCAACGTAGAAGGCGCAAGTGTAATTAGTTTAAGCCCTAGTGCAAATACTATTAATTTTAATACAGTATTATCTGTAGTGGACAGTATTACTAACGGTTTTAATTCATACGAGATTGTTAAAGTTAATGGAACACCGTTTGATGTACAAAATCTTGATAGTTATAGACAAGAAAATACTGTAAGTTATACTCCAAGAAACAGTGACGGCATCTATGGTGCAAGTTTTTATCTAGTACAAAATGAACACGTAATTGTTATAGATAATAAAACAATTTTTAATGATGTCATTTATAGTCCAACAACTGGTTACAGACAAGAAAGATTAAAAATATCAGGCTACACCACAACCGATTGGTATGGTGGTCTTGATATCCCAGGATTTATTTTTGATAGTGCTGTTGTAAAAGAATGGCAACCTTGGCAAGATTATAATATTGGGGATATTGTAAACCATCACAGTTATTATTATTCTGCAAATGCGTTCATAGCTGGATCCGCTGTTTTCAATTCTTCAAATTGGAAAAAATTAGATAAAAAACCAACACCGGCTATTATTCCTAACTGGACTAATATTGCTACACAGTTTACAGATTTTTATAGCCTAGAAGTTGATAGTTTCGATGCTCCTCAACAACAAATGGCTCAGCACTTAATAGGATATCAAAAACGTCAATACTTGAATAATATTATTCAAGACGATGTTAGTGAATTCAAATTTTATCAAGGCATGATCCGAGACAAAGGTACTCAGAATGTTCTTAATAAATTGTTTGGTGTCTTAAATTCTGAAAATAAAGAAAGTCTAACTTTTTATGAAGAGTGGGCTATTCGAGTATCGCAATACGGTGCTAGTAAAGCATTTGAGGATATTGAATTTGTATTAGATCAGGCAAAATACAATATTAATAATCCTCAAGGAACAGTACTGATAAAACGAGTTGATCCTACAATAAATCCATTTATTATTCAACTTACTCCTAATGACATTTACGTCAAGCCTCACGGATATAATTCAAGACCTTTCTTAGAATTAAAGACAACAGTAGATTCTGAAAACGGTCCAGTTGCTATTAATCAGTTTTTAAGAAGTGCAGGTTACGTTGATAATACAGATGTATTTGTATCTATTGGCCAGTTAAAAGATCTAACAGGGCAGTCGGCATCTTCAATTGTTGTTGGATTAAGTTATAAAATTTCAACAGTTGGTACAACCGATTTTACACAAATAGGTGCTAGTGCTAGTACAGTTGGCACTACATTTGTTGCTACTGGAACTGGAACTGGAACTGGAACAGTGGTTTTAGATATTTCACAAATAAATGAAGGTGCATATTTCTGGTGTGCATTTGATGGTGCAAATAGTTGGAACGTTTATAGATTTACAGATATAAATTTGAATGTAACAAATGTAACTTACAACAAAACCACGCATACTCTTACACTAACAACACAATATGAGACATCATTGAAGGTTGGGACTTATATAGGCATAGGACAGTCTGAATCTATTCAGGGCTTTTATAAAATTGACAGTATTACATTAAACAACATTAATATTATAGCCCCTGGATTATCGGTACCTTCGCCTTTTACTGATTTAGATAATTTAACAGTCTATACATTGTTATCTCAACGTACTGGGTATATTGATACTATAGATAATATTCTTCCTGCTAGATTAGAAGATGGCAATATTGTATGGACTGATTATGCTAGTTCTGATATCAATAGCGGTTGGGCAACTTGGAAATATAAAAAAGTTTATCAATCTACTACGAAAAATTCACCTGTAGTTGGTGCCGGAATAAATTTTGCTCAGTTTATTGCTGTAAGTAAAAACGGAAATACAGCCGCGGTGTCTGTTGGAACATCGCAAATTGCCACTTATGACAAAGTGTCAACAGCAGTTCCTTGGACACAGCGACAGTTAATACAACCGCCATTCAACAGTGTAGGTTCACCAGCATCAGCAACCGTAATTAGTACCGCGGCAGTTAGTCCTGATGGAACATGGTTGGCTACTGGAAGTCCTACATCGGGTTCTTCTAGCACATACTATATTGGAGTATATTCTCCTGCAACTGTATATGCTGTTAACACTATCGTGTCTTACAACAGTATACTTTATCAAGCATTGTTCCCAGTGCCTGCCGGAAATACACCAAATCAAAACAGTGTTTTCTGGAATCAAATTTTTTACACACCTATATCTGATACATCCACTTACAATACTGGAGTAACAGCAAATGGTATGATAACGCTGTATCAAAAAGATGCAAACAATATCTATCAGATAGTTGATTCTATTCTAAGTCCAGTTATTTCAAATGAAAAATTTGGATCTGCTATTGTATTTGATTCAAGCAATATGTATGTAAGTGCTCCTGCCTATAACAATAACACTGGAAGAGTTTATCAATTTTCGTATACAACTACCCCGCAAGTAACGTCAATTTACGACGAAGTTAATAGTACAGGCACTGTATTAAAATTACAATCTACTGCTGGAATATCTGCTGGAATGATAATTTCTGGTAATGATATCTTTGGAAATTCTGCTTTTAATTCCGATCAAGTAGTTGAATATGTTCTTACAAGATTATTGTTTTCACCAGCTATAGACACAACTGGGAAAGAAGTAATTAATACTGTTTATAATACTAGTTCAACACAAATAAATGTTTCTAGTATCCTATCAGGCGCTACTGTTTCTCTATATAATAGTTCATATGCTTACAGTATTCCAAACTTAACAGTATCGTCAACAGGATTGACGTCAATTAACCAGTTGGTCACTACACATACGTTGTCTAGCGGTGGCGTTACTGGCACAAATACATTTATTTTAACAACAACTGTATCTGACATAGCTGTTGGATATCTCATTGTTGGTTATGGATTACCGCCAAGCAGTTATGTTGGCGCAATATCAAGTGTCGGTGCGCCCGCCAAAACACAAATTACTGTAGTAGATTCGCAAGGTGCATCTAGGGCTATACAAAATTTTATAGCAACAGGTACTGGAACGTATGCTTTTTATAAAATTATAAATTACAATTTTGTTGAAATAAAAGGTCAAAAAGATCTTGTAACTAATTCATCGACCTTACCAATTACTCGAGTAACATTTGGTAGTACAAGTTTTCCTAACGGAGATCCTACTTTAACCTTTAATATAAGTTCTACATACGTTCAGAGTAGTAAAGCTGTAATTTTATCATCTGCACCTGATTTAACTCCAAATGGAAGTTTAACATTCTCATCAGTTGGATGGTCATATACTCGATCATTTGCTGGCGATACAGTTAATAGTTATTTTGGATCTCAGTTAGCATTGAGTCGAGATGGTAGCACATTAGCAGTGTCAGCAATAGGCGGTTCTGTAGGAAAAGTTTATGTGTATCAAGCAGGAGTCTTAATACAGACCTTGACAGGATTTTTACCAACATTCGGTCAAGGAATTACAGTATCAGATGATGGAACATATATTGCTGTAAGCGATAACACCACTGGAGTTTCTAATATAAATCAACGAGGCAGTGTTGGTGTTTATCAACTGTCATCAAACAACACGTATCAATTAGTTTCAAACCTAGTACCGCACACTCCTGAAACAAATGGAGAATTTGGTACTTCGATCTCCTTCATGAATGACTACAAGACACTAGCAGTTTATAGTCGTTATGGATCTAGTACAACAACAACTACTTTTGATAAAACTTCTGTAGCAACTACTTTTGATAAAAAATCTACCAATTTTATTACCACACAGATTGCCAGCGGACGGGTCGATGTGTATGATAGATATAATGTAAATTGGGTTTACAGTGAAAGTTTACCTCACACATTTGATTTTACTAGCGGCTATGGCCAAGGATTGTCAGTGGGCGCAAATAATATATTTGTTGGGGCACCACTATTAACAGTTGGTACAGCAGGAGCTCAGGGACTATTAACAATTTATTCAAAAGATCCAAATGCAGTATCGTGGACTATAGATAAAACACCTGTGCCTATAGCCGATGTATCAAAAATTAAGAAAGCATTTTTGTATAGCAGATCAACAAATAAATTATTAACTTATATTGATATAATTGATCCTTTACAGGGAAAAATTGCTGGACCTGCTGAGGAAGAATTAAAATATAAAACATTTTACGATCCAGCAACATATTCATACAGTAATGGATCTGCATCCGTAACAGTTAATTCTAGCGGATTCTGGTCTACAGAACAACAGGGACAACTATGGTGGAATCTGTCTACAACAAAATTTGTAGTTCCATATTTTCCAAATCCAATATATAGAAATAACACTTGGAATACATTGGCCACTGGCGCGAGTGTGGATATTTACGAATGGGTTACTACACCTTTATTACCAAGTCAGTGGGATGCACAATCATCTACACCTGCTGGACAATCACAAGGTATAACTGGAACAACGCTATACGGCGATAGTGCATATTCTGTAACTAAAACATATAATAGTGTAACTAAAACATTTAAGAATACCTATTACTATTGGGTTAAAAATAAAACCACAGTTCCAGATGTTCCAGGACGACACATTTCTGCTCAAGATGTTTCAAGTTTAATTTCTAATCCAAGGGGGCAAGGTTATACCTATCTAGCGTTGATGGGCACAGATTCTTTCAGTCTTGTAAATGTGTACGGTTATCTAAAATCAACAGATACTGTACTAGCAGTAGAATATTGGACTACAGATAAAATACATCAAAATATCCATAGTCAATGGAAACTAATCAGTGCAGATACTATTGTACAACTGCCAAAAACAATTAAAGAAAAATGGATCGACAGTCTATGCGGAGTCGATGTAACAGGACGAGCAGTTCCTGATGTACTGTTACCTCCGAAATTAAAATACGGTGTTGAAAATAGACCACGCCAAGGTATGTTTGTAAATCGTGTTGAAGCATTGAAACAATTTATAGAAGCAGTAAATTTGATTTTATTAAAAAATCAAATCGTCGATAATTATAATATTGAAGATTTGTATAAAGTAGATCCACCGCCAAACATTATATCTGGGTCGTATGACAAAATAGTAGATACAGATGCAGATTTGTCATACTCGATCAATTTGTTTATAAGACCCGAGTTGGCTCCTATCATAGTTAATGGTAGAATTACTGGTATTACTATTATTTCAACAGGGCGTGGTTATATTCAACCGCCTTATATAACTATTTCTGGTTCAGGTAAAGATGCTCTAGTAAGAGCTAATATTGATACTAATGGAAGAATACAATCTGTAACTGTGCTAGCAGGCGGAATAGGCTATGATGATTCGACAGTTGCCACTGTTCGAGACTATTCTGTACTTGTACGCAGTGATAGTCAAGCTAGTAATTCTTGGAGCATTTATTCTTTTGATCCTACCTATAAAGATATGACTGGTAGTATTGTAGGACGTTGGAGTCGATCAGCAACACAAGCATATGATGTAACGCAGTACTGGACTAAAGTTGATTGGTATGCCAGCGGATACAATCAGTTTACTGCGGCAGATTATTCTGTTCAATTATTTGTGGATTTGAATTTCTTAAATGCTCAGATTGGTAACATTGTAAAAGTTTCAATGGCAACATCGACACAGTGGATGTTGTTAGAAAAATATGCAAATTCTAACTCTGTAGATTGGACACAATCTTATCGAGTCGTTGGAATTCAAGCTGGTACAATTCAGTTCAATTCTACAGTATATCAAACAAGTTTCTCCGCAGTTGGCTATGATGCAGATACGTATGATACTGGTGCATACGATATCAAAGCCGGTACTGAATTGCGAATTATTCTTAGTACTTTACAAGATAAAATCCTAATTGGGGATCTATATAAAAATTATTTAGATTTATTTTTTAGAAGTATACGTTATGCACATAGTGAACAGCCTTATATTGACTGGGCGTTCAAAACTAGTTTTGTCAGAGCCACTCATAATGTTGGCGGATTTACACAACCTGTTTATTATCCTGTAGATAATCTTAGCAATTTCCAAGACTACATAGCTGAAGTTAAGCCCTATAGAACAAAAATTAGAGAGTATATAAGTCAATATACAAATACTAATACTCCTGATGTTAGTTCTACAGCAGTCACTGACTTTGATTTACCTGCTGATATTAAAAATAGTTCATTAAGTATTATTAATTCATTTGTGGTTGATGGAAAAATATCTTCAGATTCTCCAGAAGTTCAAGTGTACCCTTGGAAATTCTGGTTAGACAATGTTGGATTCCAAGTTATTGATTTGAAAATTGTTTCAGGTGGTAGCGGATATGTAACACAACCCCAGGTGATATTTACAAGTACAAGTGGCAGTGGAGCATCTGCGCAGGCGTTTTTTACAAATGGCGTTGTTAACAGAATTATACTGCTTACTAAGGGATCTGGATATTTAGAAGCTCCAACAGTATCTATAGTTGGAGGATTGAGTACGACCGGAACACCTGCAACAGTAGTGGCCATATTAGGCAATAGTGTTGTTAGATCCAACTTAACTGGAATTAAATTCGATCGTATCAGTTACAAGCCTTATATTTCTAAAATTGAAGAAACTATTGAATTACCGGGATCTGGATCTTTGTTATCGTATGAGTTACCGTGGCCACCAGATTTGCGTACTAACAAGTCTTCGATAACAGTATTGAATAAAAATACTAATCAAAGCTATCCTTTGCTACCAGAAGATTATTCGTTGTCTCAAATTAAAAATAAAATAAATGGTGAAACACAATACTCGGGAATTATAACTTTTGTAAAACCTCTTGCGGCAAATGTAATTGCTACCTTATCTTATGTAAAAGATACATCTGTATTAAATTCTATTGACAGGATCAATTTTAATTATAATCCTATCAGCGGAATGGTAGGTAAAGAATATAATCAACTAATGTTAGGTGTTGACTACGGCGGAACCATTGTTGGCAATTTAGGATTTACTGCTGGCGGTGGATGGAGTGAACAACCATACGGTACAGACAAGTGGGATTCATTTGATCCAACTTTTACTGATTATACAGTTACTGAACCCGCAGTTCCTACGACTTCAAATCCTATTAAAACAACATGGACGTTGCCATATGTTCCGGCTAGCGGAACTGCTATTAACGTTTACTGGGGTCAGTATACAGAAATTGTTGAATACGGCGACGGAGTGAATAAAATATTTCCGTTTAATTTCTTTTTATATCCAACAGTTTTCTTGGCAAACAATGCATCTGCACAAAGTTCAACAGTTCAAACAAAATATTCTGCAAATGCTAATGGTACTAATTATCCTATAAGCACCACAACTGTAGCTGTAGCAACGGGTGTAGGCGGAGCTTCCGGACAGTCTACTATAATAGTTGATTTTCCTTCTAATATTTTTGCCGGACAATTTGTATCAGGTATTGGTGTTCCTTATAACACTACAGTTGTATCAGTTACCGGAACTCAAATTATTCTAAGTAATAATCTTACTGTAGCCGCAGTTGGCCAATCCTACTCTTTCTTTGTATTAGGAACGGTTCTAACGCTTGGATCTACTTCTGGATTAACTGTTGGACTTGGACTTGTAGGCACAGCATTTAATACACAAACAATATCTAAAATAATAGATGCAACTACAATTATTCTCAATCGTGCTCCTGACATTATTCCAGTTGCCGGTGATGTTATTGCGTTTGTTACCAACGCTGCCGGAAGTAGTATATTAACAGTTAATAACACTTCGTTGATACAAGTAGGCGATTCAGTTTATACAACAAACACAAACTATCTAACGGCATTTGGAATTACAGTTAAAGTAAAAAGTATAGATTCAGCCACTCAACTGACACTTGATCAAATTTTATATCTAAATATTGCAGATGGTATTAACATAGTTTTTAGACGAGACCAATCAATTCCAAAAGATTTTACAAGTCCAACTAATGTTATTCAATTTGCTATTGCTCCATCTAGCGGTACAGAAGTGCATATAATTGGCCAATTTGATCCTATAAGAATAGATGCGGGGGATTATGATGATGTTTCTGGATCTAGTCCTACTAATCCTTATGCGGTTATGCAAACTATCTATGCTAACGGTCACGATGGTGTAGTATCAGTGCCGGCAGGTATAGCACACGCTAGTGATAGTTTTATATTTAGACAAGAAACTAGCGACGGTTCTATTGCTCCTGCAGATAGAGACACAGATATTTCTGGAGGAGATTTAGCTTATACCACAGCTAGTGGAATAGCGGCAGATGATATTATATTAGACGGTGACGGCCTAGTTACTCCAACAAGTAGTCCTGCTCCTGAAGAAGTTGTACCAGGACAAGTTGTTGATACTCTTGCTATTAAAGTTTTTGACAGACCATCACAGGGTTCTGCTCGCATAAAAGTAGACAATTATATTGCTGACGGATCTAGAACAAACTATACAATTGGTCAACAACCAGTTACAGTTAATAGCATTTTGGTTAAAGTTACCGGTACAAATGGTAATTTGGGTATTCAAACATTGAATACCGACTATACAATTGACTATGAAAACAGTGCCATTAATTTTGCAGTAGCACCTTCTAATAGCTCTATAGTAACAATCTTTAATATAGGATATGCTGGAGAAAATATTTTAGATTTAGATTATTTTATCGGCGACGGAATAACAACAGAATTTATTACCCAAGCACCGTGGCTTGATAATTTTACTGCTACTGTGTTTGTTGATGGTGTGCCAGCGCAAGTTCAGTATTTCCAAACAGACAGCAATTATGTATTAGTTAAATCTGTAGGAATTAGATTTATTAATCCGCCTGCGCTTAATACTGTAATCAATTATATTGTTGTTAGCGGATCAGAACAGACATTTGCCATCACAAATACTGAAAGGATTAGTACAAACGGATCGACTACATATCAATTGCAAAATTTAATTGGCAATTTATTACCAAATGAAACTTACATGATTGTAAGGGTTGACCAGCAGATTCTACCAGCCCCAGTTAATAGTTATTTTACAGTAGGAAGTAACCAATTTACTTATACGTTAAATTCAAATAAAATTCCTCCCTATTCAATCAATGCATCTAGCATATCAGTTTTGGTAGGAAATAATTTATTATTAGCAGGAAGAGATTATACTGTAGATTTAAGTGTAGTTAGCATCACAATTACAACTACCGCCTATACAGTGTATCAAGGAAAAACACTTGTAGTTAGTGTGCTATTACCAAACGGCTACACATACAATGCTAGTACAAGACAAATTACTTTTGCGCAATCCTATGATAGTTCTCATATCGTAGAAGTATTAACATCATATGAACATGATTCAGTTGACCTTGAAAGAACAGAAGTTATTGTTGAAAGTAATTCAACACTAGTAGCTAACAGTCCAGTCTATTACTCTATAACTGGAGTTTCGGGAGGATTAATTACACTTGAAAGATCTGTTATAGATGAAAATTATATATGGGTTACAAAAAATTCAACACTTCTAGTTCCAGGAGTAGACTACAGATTAAATGACGATAGAATTACAGTTCAACTGGCAATTATTCCTACTTTATCCGATGTGTTTGAAGTGTTAACTTATGGCACTAATGTGTTAACAACAGGAATTGCCTACGTACAATTCAAAGATATGACTAACAAAACATCGTTTACTCGATTAAGTTTGAAGAAACGAACAACATTGGCACAAGATTTATTATGGACAGACACTAGTATAGTACTGACAGATGCATCCAACTTCCAAGTTCCAAGTACAGATAATAAAATTCCAGGTATTATTGAAATACAGGGCGAACGTATACAATATTACGCAAAAAATGGTAATGTATTAAGTCAATTACGCAGAGGCATTTTAGGAACTGGAATTGCAAAATCAAATCCTGCTGGAACGTATGTTCAAGATATAAGTTCTAGTGAGACTATTCCTTATAAAGATACAATCACTGTTCAGACAATTATTGCTGACGGATCAAATTTTGTTTCTGTAGATTTTGTGCCAGTGCGCGGATCTACAACAGACACTACAGGAATATTAGAATGGTTTGCTCAGCGAGGTTATACATATATTGGTACATTTAATAATTCACAATCATACAATATCAATGATGTAGTAGTGTACAATGGCCAATATTATTATTGTACAACATTCGTCCCGCAAACATCGCTCAGAAGTGCAACCATCGATTACACTCCTGCAAATACAACCGTGAAAACTTGTTGGTCACTGTATGATACTATAATTCCTCCAAATTTTGGTCAATCAGACCAAATAGAAGTTTTTGTTGGAGGTTACAAAGACACTGCCGATTGGTCTAGCGGATCTTCATATGCGGTTGGAGATATTGTCAATGTTGGAAGTTATACATATCAATGTCAAGAAGCACATACAAGTGGCGCAACTTTCTTTGATGACATTACAGTAACCAACTTAGACGGCACAACAACAATAGAAAATTATTTGTATTTTTGGAAATTCTTTATTGGAAATATACGTTTGAAAAAACAACCATACAGTGTACATAATGTTAATATTGCCCCTTATAGTCCTGCGGGCGATGTTAGATTTGACGCAGATTTTGCAGTTGACGGCTCTAGTGCTCGTGTAAGATTGACTAATAAAGTAGACTTGGGCACAAGAGTCACTGTATATCAACGTACAGGAACAGATTGGGACGGAAAATACTCTCCAAATATTTTAGTAGATACTAGTGAAATAGCTCAATTTATTAAAGCTGAGCCGGGTATTTGGTATGCAGAGTATAATCAAATAAGTAATAAGACACTGGGTGCAAAGAGAGCTGTTGCTTTAACATTTGATGCACCTAGCACATCGTTCGATCAGGGCGATTTAACAATGGATCAAGGATAATAACATGGCTTTACAACTGATAAACACCGGAACAACCGTTGGAGATAAGACTGGAGATACATTACGTACCGCCGGCCTTAAAATAAATTCAAATTTTACTGAGCTGTATGCTAGTTTAGTAAATTCTTATACATTGCCAGTGGCATCGGGATCCAGACTAGGTGGTGTTAAGATTGATGGTACAACTATATCTATCAATGCTGGTGGTGTAATTAGTGCTAATTTTTCTAGTTACACCTTGCCAACCGCAAGTACAAGTGTACTAGGAGGAGTCAAAGTTGACGGATCAACAGTTATAGTAAACGGCGGAGTTATAAGTGCTCCTTACTCGTATGCTCTTCCTCCTGCGACTACTACTACATTAGGCGGAGTTAAAGTTGACGGATCAACCATTATAGTTAATCCTACAACTGGCGTCATAAGCGGAATTAGTAATTATTCACTACCAACCGCAAGTACAAGTGTACTAGGTGGAGTTAAAGTCGACGGATCAACAATTACTATTAGCAACGGTGTTATCAGTAGTTCGGGGAATAATTATACATTACCTACTGCAACAACTAGTGTATTAGGTGGAGTTAAGATTGATGGGTCAACGGTCACTATAAACAACGGAATTATTAGTTCAAATTATTCTTTACCTCAAGCAACAACAAGCACACTAGGCGGAGTTACTGTTGACGGTACTACAATTTCTGCAAGTGGCGGAAACATTTCTGCACTAGCATCTAATATTAGAGCTGTGGCTGCCGCTATGTTTACAGGTGGAACTCAAACCGGATTAACTTTTTCTTATAATTCTGGAACAGGATTGATGACATCCATCAACACAAACGGTGCCGGCGGATCTGGTATTACTGGTGTGACTGTTCAAAATTCGGGAACTACACAAGGTGTAGCAAGTGCAGTTACAACATTGAATTTTACAGGTACTGGAGTGACCGCAGGTGTATCAGGCGGTGTAGCTACATTAACAATTAATACAGGTAGTTATACATTACCTCAAGCAACAACTACAGTACTTGGTGGTGTAAAACCTGACGGTACAACAATAACTGCAACAAGTGGAGTTATTAGTAGCGTATTACCTACAGCAACAACAAGTGTGTTAGGTGGAGTCAAAATTGATGGCTCAACAATTACTATCAGTAACGGTGTAATTACAGCACCACAATACACACTACCCACAGCAACAACAAGTGTGCTTGGTGGAGTCAAAGTCGATGGCTCAACAATTACTATCAGTAATGGTGTTATCACATCTAATTATACAAATTATACTTTACCAACTGCAAGTACAAGTGTGTTAGGTGGAGTTAAGGTTGACGGATCGACCATTAGCATTGTTAATGGAACCATTACTGCTAATTATACAAATTATACTTTACCGATTGCAACAGCTACTTCATTAGGTGGTGTAAAACCTGACGGTACAACAATTATAATCAATCCTGTAACAGGGATTATTAGTAGTGCCAGTGCATACTCATTGCCAACTGCAACAACAAGTACCCTAGGTGGTGTTAAGATAGATGGAACCACGGTCACAATTAATAATGGTGTAATTAGTGCTGTACAGTCGTCTTATACTTTGCCAACTGCAAGTACAAGTGTGTTAGGTGGAGTTAAAGTTGATGGCTCAACAATTAGTATCGTTAGCGGTACAATTACAGCAAACTATACAAACTATACATTACCAACAGCAACAACTAGTATATTGGGTGGTGTCAAAGTTGACGGCACTAGTATTACAATTAACAACGGTGTTATTAGTAGTGCCAGTGCATACTCATTGCCAACTGCAAGTACAAGTGTACTAGGTGGAGTTAAAGTTGACGGAACCACGATATCAATATCAAATGGTATCATAAGCTCAACGCAATATACTTTACCAACTTCAAGTCCTACAGTATTGGGCGGAGTTAAAATAGATGGAACTACCGTTACAATTAATAACGGAATTATTAGCGCACCTTACACATACTCATTGCCATCAGCTAGTCCAACTACTCTAGGCGGAGTTTATATTCCGGTAAGTACTACTAGCGGTATCCTAAACACTAGCGGTACAATTGGTCTTGCCACTGCTAGTACTACACAGTTAGGCGGAGTCAAAGTTGATGGATCAACTATTACTATCAGTAACGGAGTAATTAGTAATGCGTATTCATACACATTGCCAACTGCAACTACAAGTGTGTTGGGTGGTGTTAAAATTGACGGAACTACAGTTACTATCAATAATGGAGTAATTAGCGCCGCACCAACATTTGGTGGAGCATTGAGTAGTAGAGCAACAGTAGCAACTACAACGTCAAGTTTGGCTGCCAATGCCGCTGCCACTGCAACAGTTACGGCCGCAAAAGGATATGCATTGTATAGTATTCAGGTAAGTGCAGGAGCCTGGGTATCAATTTACACTAGTTCTACAGCACAGTCAAGTGACAGTAGCAGAACAATCACAACAGATCCAACACCAGGTAGTGGTGTTGTAGCAGAAGCAATAACAACTACTGCAACTACAACTTATTTTACTCCTGCGGTATATGGTTACAATGCTGATGGAACTCCTAGCACAAACATGTATTTGAGAATTACAAATAATAGCGGATCAACACAGGCTATTACAGTGACTATAACATACTTAAAATTAGAAAATTAATATGACGTACACTCCTGCACATTTAATTCCTGAAACAGTAATAGATCCAGACACTGGCCAAACGCCATATGCTATTCCTGTCAATGGGTATCTTACCCCACCGCAAATAGCAACAGCATACAGTATTCCTACTGCTACTGGTTTAGGAGTTAAGATTGGAATTTTTAGTTTTGGCGGCGGGTTCCTTCAAAGTGATTTGAACAAGTCATTTAGTGATTTACAAACTGCTGGACTAATCAGTAGTAGTTATACAGTTCCTACAGTTAGACAAGTGCTGTTAGATGGTCAGACCGGTACTTTCAGTGTAAGTCCAGATACAGGCAGCGGAGAAAACACAGTGGATATCTATTGTGCGGCCTGTATGGCACCTCAAGCACAGATCACAATTTATATAGGCAATTACCTTTCTAGCATGGTGTCAGCCGCTATTGCCGATGGTATACATATTGTTACTATCAGCTGGGGAGGCAACGAATATAATAGTGACGAACAGTATCTTCAACAGTTGGCAACTGCAAAAATTACCTGCTTGGCGTCATCTGGAGATTACGGCAGTGTAGTAAGTCCTACATCGAATGCATTAGGAGTAGTTTATCCCAGTGCTAGTCCTTATGTGATATCCGCAGGTGGTACAAAACTAACACTCAATTCAGGCACTAATACTCGAGCTAGCGAAACAGATGACAATAGAGACGCAGGGTTTGGCACTACATGGGGTGGCGGTGGTGGTTTAAGCGTGTTGTTTAATTTGCCTAGTTGGCAAACAGGATTATACTATACCCCAATTACTAATGGTGTAACAGGCAGTCCAACAGCACTAAATGCTCGAGGACTACCAGATTTTTCAGCTCCCATGAATGCCTATGCAGTTTATGTAAACGGATCAATCAGCGGATATGGCGGAACCAGCTTATCTTGTCCAACTTTGGCAGGCATACTTGCTAGATACTTACAATTAACAGGAGTAAAAAGATCTGCTCCTGATTGGAATACTATTGCCTATGCCAACCCCAGCGCATTTTATGATATAACTGTGGGAACTAACAATACAAAAATAACCAGCGGCTATGCTGGAACTAGCGGATGGGATCCAGTAACCGGTCTTGGACCACCAATTGGAACTGCTTTATACAAAACAATACGAACAGGTACAGTATTTCCTAAACGTAATTATGGATTTAGATCTTCAACAGGGCCCACATATCCTAGACAGACTACCATTGCTAGATAAAACTAGCACATTATAAACATTGATAAATACAAGATAAAGAGAGATCACTATGCACAAGGACGCAACAGGAATTCATATAGAAGGGCACATTCATATATTTGACCCTACCACTAAAGAAACCTTCGTGAACAAACGTAACGCTATTCACTATGAGAACATGAG